CTGTAACTTGCGAAGCCAACTGTGAGTATATTCTTGCCTGCAAATTGTTTATAAACGTGTTTAACGGTGTGTTTTGAGCCTGTGCTGTTGCTTGTTCAGCCTTTGATACTGCAATGTCTTTTATTGTTTGTTTACGAGTTCTCGCCAAGTTTTCAATTGTCATTGCAGATGCAGAAAAGTTAGCTCCGTTGAAAGAAGAACTCTTGAAACTATGCACCATATCACTGCCATAAACATGACAGAATGGTGCCAATAATAATAATATAATATATGTTGCGAGTTTCATCGCAAATACATATTATATATACAACTCAAATCGTAAAAAACTTTTTATATATGTATATACAGCCGTATATATTATCCGAAGATCATTCTTTATATTTTTCTAGAAAACGATTGCTGATGGTCTTGAAACTCATACGACCTTTGAGAACATCGCTGTAAGTTTCACACATAGAACGCCAAACAATGCCTTCGGCGGGTGTACCATTGTCATAGTTTAGATTGTTGGCAATATTAAGCAAATGATTAACATCTCTTGGACCAACAACACCGCCAAAATCAAGACGATATACAGTTGGAACCATATTTAACATATGCTTTTCTGCAAAAGCAGAAAGTTCGGTATGAGAAAGATATTTACCTGTGTCTATATCAAATAGATTGAATAGATACAACTTAGATTCCGATAAACCAAGACGATTTGCTTGAATAGACGGACCTACAATTTCACCTTGAATAGAAAGATTGTGAGGTTCGCTGCGAAGAATTTCTTCAAGTTTCAACTTGCGCGCCATTCTCCAATGAGCATTACCTTCTGTTTCCTTTAAGTCGAGGTTGCGAGAACAAACACCAAACTCATCATCGCGTCGGTATGCAGTAAAGCTTGTACCGTCCATTTTGAGTGTGCCAACGAGCACAAGACCTTTGGATATAGCTTCATCAAGCACTTTTGGTTCGGATTGTAAACGAGTTTCATCGGTTTTATGTAAAAATGCTGGAAAATTTCCTTTAGCCATACCAGATAGATGTGCAGGCACAACAGGTTCGTATTTAGTAACACCAACAAGTGTTGTTACGTCTGTTCCTATTTCATATTCCCCAGTTGGAATAATAGACAACGGCATAGCCAAACCTTGGCTCAATTGTCCACGAAGTCGTATAGTTTTTATACGCAGTGGCTTATTTGGCTCTTTTCTTAGATGGTCATTCCATTGTGCGATAGGAAGAACACTATCTATTTCAAAAAAAACACAACGGTCCCCGACTTGAAATTCTGTCTTTTTTACTACAAGTTCCCATCCAAGTACTTTTGCAAGTAAAATTGCATCAGCACCAACTATTGGGCTCAAAGAAAGTATGGTTTGTATAGAAGCTAGTTTGCGTTCACTCATAATGGCTATACTATGAACAAAAATAACAACAAGTCAAGGACTTTTTATGGCTCTTGATATATATTTATTATACACAAACTTATGAATCTAAACGAAATGCTTGAACTGAGTGACTTTGAAATTGCCAAGTTGCTTGAAACCATGACTGGGCCTGAATTTTATAATCAACTTGTATCTCCAAAATTCAAGTCCAAAGACACATTTCCAGTCAAAGTTGCTTTTAAAGTTGACAACAAATCCATAGAAGTTGAAATTCCAGTCACATTGGAAATGGGCAATCTGCAAAACGAAGTGGCTGACTATATTAAAGCTCCACCAGAACTAAAACAAAAGTTGGACACATATGCATATTGGTATGACAATTTTAATAAGTTGATTTTCCAAAATATGGGAGAAACAGATGCTTGTTTATTTCTTGCTGCGTGTGCTTATTGTTCAGCCAACACTGCATTGGACCAAAATATATTAGAAGCTGCCAAGTTATACAAAGCGGTGGCCGCAGATTCCAAAACACCAGAAGGTATTGACATGCTGAACCAACTGTCTTCCAATGTAAAAAATAATATGGATACCAAGAGTTTAGAATATCTCATTAAGTTTCAAAACAAAGGATCAAACTATGCTGACCTGTTGGCTCCAAAGAAAGATTATAAAGGTGGTAAAGTAACCCAAGGTGCTCGCAAAGGTCAAGATGACATTTTTAGTGAAATTACCGTTGCCAATGCAAAAATTCCAAACTTCAATCTGTTTGTGAAATATTATCTGGCTAATGGTACAAGTATCAACAAAGATAAACTATACAAAGATTTACAAGGTGGAGTATTAAAAATTGGCGGAACAAAAATAAACTCTTTCTTTCTGAATCTTGTGTTTCCTGGTAAAAAATGGGAAGGTAAAATTGATCCGGCCACAGTTGACCGTTGGATGATACGTGTGTTTTTCGACAAGCCGTTGCAAAAGATGGTAGAAGAAGATTTATCCAATTGGATTGAATATCTGAGTGCCGAAGATAATGCCAGTAAAGAAATTGACGAAGCCACTGGAAAACCAAAGAAACCAAAACTTTCTCCAGAAGAAGCTGCTATTGCCAAAAAAGCTGCTCAACTAAAGAAGAAGCAAGACGGTATTGTAAATATAATCGTAATGAAACTGTTTGGCAGCGATGTGATACGTCAGAACTTGGTCAAAATTCTACACGAAGAAGCACAAAAGGTTGGATTGACATCATATCAACTGCAAGCATTGGCTTGGGTCAATATTCGCATTCGTTATAAAGAACCAGCCGCTAAGTTTGCCAAGTTTGAGGACGTTATGGATTATGCTCAAGATGCAGCAAAAAATATCATGAGTATAAATCCAGATACAAACTCTGTGATGAACACCATCAATATTCTGTCTTCTGGTCCACGATTCAAGTTCAAAGATCCACAAACTGTTGTTGACACAATTGAAAACGCATCTAAATATGAAAAGGTTTATTATCTTCCACCAAAAATAAAGAAACCAGCAAAAAGTAAGGTAGACTACAAAAAAATGAAGGTCGCATTGATAGATGACAATAGTGCAGATATATACGACTTGAGTGTATCAAAGAAAAAACCAATACACACTGTTCAAGGAACTGATAGAAAATCTACATTGTCACAATCATTGAAATGGATTTTGAGTTATAATCCAACTCCCCAAGCTGCTCCAGCTGCATAATAAAAAAACCCACCTTTCGGTGGGTTTTTTGTTATCCATTCCAACCTTTTGGTGGAGTGCAATAATTTCCAAATGCTTGTGGCATAGATCCAACCTTTGGTTTTGGATTTATATCCACTCCCATATCTTCAAGTGCATCAATACTGGCATAATACACTGTCATTTCTGTTAGCATGTCAGATTTTTCAAAATTAACTTTTTCTACGGATTGTTCAACTTTATTGCCCCAACCAGTTCCTGTGTCAAAGTTTGTTGATCTCAATACACCACCTGTTTTGGCTGTTGTATGTGAAGATAATGATATGTTCTGTGTATTGTTAAGGTATGATGATATATTGCCCGCAGCTCCTATATTTGGCACATACCAATCATTTGTTGATGTCAATGGTAATGTCGTTGTGGTGTATGATACTCCGGTATTTACATACGTCGGATAAATATATGGCAATGTTATTCGGTTTATCTTTTCACCAAATGCTCGCAATCCAATGACACCGCAGTTTGTTGCGTCTCCTTTGGTTTGTTGAACATAACTAGTTCCTTTACTTGTGAAGATAAAAGACGCGCAGTCTTTATCGCTTATTCTATAACCTTTTACATCAAGAGTACCATGTGCATCAATGATATATCCAGTATCACTTTCTGCTGCTGCCTTACCTGATATAACGTCCAATCCATCAACAGATACAACAGTCATTATTCTGTATGGATTATCGTTTTTAATCTTCACGGTATAATTAGTACCGCTGCGAGCTTCAATGAAGCTCATACCCTTGTGGGAGTATTCTTTACAAGCACGACCATTTACTTGGACGTGCATACTTACGTTATGCATATTCATATTTCAACTTTTTGTTATTTAGTTACTAGCCGCACAATGCGGACTTCAATTTATAACTATAAGTTAGAATATGTTATTGTCAAGTTCACAACCATTTCTTTACTTCAATATCGTTTTTATATCCACCGGCTTTAGCAGCTGCTTTGATTTCTTTTAATTTTTCACCCTTGATTTCTTCTGCCATTATGTTGATTGGATGCATGTCATAAAACTTTTTGTCATTTGTGAGATAATATCTTTCATCACCAACTTCAAGGCGAACAGTTGTGTTGTCTGTGTAAAATACTGCGTCTGTAATTTTCATTGTAATTCTTTTACTGCACCACTCAACTTTATTATTGTATCAATCGTTGTCCAATTTTCAATTTTATTGCTATCAAATGGTTTGCCTCCACCTTTAATATTTACAGCCAATGTGATATGCGGAATTTTATTCTTGCTATCAAATCCAACAACGCGAACAGCAACAGCCTTGTCACTGATACCAATATGTGTCACATCCAGTTTATGAATAGTATCAATATATTGTTTCAAATGTTCTGGTAATGAACCCATAGATATTGTCATATGATGATTATACATTTTCCATCCATTGTCTCTCACAAGCATAGGCAAACGCACACCATTCACTTTGATATCTTCAGCAAGTTTTTCCAGCTTGAGTTGGGATTTTTCGTCCAGTAATATTGCGGAATACATATGTTTTTATTTAGTTGATCGTAGCAGTTTGATGATTGTACTCATAAAGCAGATTTCTTTATCTACCACAGAAACATCTTGAAACTGACCATCTGCTATAATAATTATAGCATCTGCTACATTATTGGATGCATATTCTTCTACCTTCTCAAACAATATAGTATAAAAATCAGAAAAACTCTTTATGCTGTTGTCTGCTAATAGTTGACGAATATCTGCAAATGCTTGTTTCTTATCATCATTCTTGAGCATTTCAATTATCTTGGCTTTTATATCACCTTCCAATACATCTTCACGTGCCAATGTCAATACTCCATCAACTACATTACGCTGCGCAGTATTGATAATAGCACGAATGTCTGGATAATGAGTATTCACAAGCAATATCACACCATCTTTGTCCATCTTTACATTTTCTTTCTTGAGAATATTTACAAGATTGGCAGCAACATCTTTCTTAGTTGGAGGATGAATAGCAAATGATTGACAGCGAGATTGAATAGGTTCAATGATGCGTTCATGATAATTACAAGTTAAAATGAATCTTGTATGCTCACTGAATGTTTCCATTGTGTTTCTCAATCCTGCTTGAGCAGCAGGAGTAAAATAATCGGCTTCATCAAGCACAATAACCTTGAGCGGATTGAATCCAATGTTACAAGCAAAGTTCTTGATTTTGACACGAATTGTATCAATGCCGTTTTCATCCGACGCATTGATATAAAGCATATCACACTTTATGGAGTTTGTAATAAGTTTAGCAAGAGTCGTCTTGCCAGTGCCCGCGCTACCATATAACAGCAAATGAGGAATATCATTGGTTTCAATATATTGTTTTACTTTGGCTTTTAGAGTTTCATTACCAACATAATCTTCCAGTTTATTGGGTCTATATCGTTCTGCCCAAATAGTGTGGTTATTGACAGATGGTTCGGATTTTTCTTCTTCTAAAAAGTTCATGATTGTTTATTTTTAAGATTTTGCGGTCTTGAGCAGATAATAATTGGCTTCATATTCTGGTGTCTTGAAGTTGATATGACTGATGCCCGCTGTGTTTATCTTATATATCACGCCAGTTACATCACGGTTTCTGCTCAAGATTTCCTTGAAATAATTGGCATTGAAACTGATTTCTTTGGCTGGCTTATCTTTGCCCGCCACTGGCTTTACTTCCAATTTGATACGATTGGTGTTGTTGTCGCTGTCTCCCACAATCAACTCAACTTTGTCGCCTTTCTTGTTTAGACCCAATGTAAATGTATTAACTTCTGGCAAAGCATTTTTGGCTTTGATGAAACGATCAATGAAAGCATCATCCAACTCAATCTCCAAATCAAATACACCAAGATTTGCCACAGTTGGTGTCTTGGGAATAACTGACATATTAGCCAGAATAATCAATGACTCTGTATTTTTATCCGCAACGGTCAAACTAACCGCACGATCATCTACTTTATTCACTGACATTTCTACTTCTTCATCCAAGATACTCAACATCTTCTTGAATTGAGCAGTATCATGAATACCATACTCACCTTTTTCCAAAGCAATGCCATTGAATGATATATTGCCCGCCAATGTTTTATCTTCTGTAACAATATTGGTTTTGATGTTCTTGCCATCTGCTTCAAGCTTTACGCGCTCAACTGTTCCGTTAAGATTATAAAGCTCTATGAACTTGATTAGATTTGATTTATTCATTGTAGGTTATTATATTGTCTGTTTATTTGGTATTTGTCAATAGTATTAGAAACTAAAAAACTGTTCAATCGTTGCGTTATTTTCACTATACATATCCCATCTCATGGCAGTGTAAAAATCTGTTAGTTTGCCCTCAAGTTCAGCATCCCAAATCTTGGTGCGATGAATGTATTTATGAATAAAATCCATAATAACTTTGGGATCTTTGCCATCGTCCTTGAATGCTATGCCACTCAAACCAAATGGATTTTCTTTGAGATATACCCACTTGATTTTACCACCATGTAAAATAGGTTCTGTATCATTTAGTTCATATTTACGTAGCATATCATTATATGCCAATGCTGCTTTACATTGAGCAGTTGATCCACCTTCAAAGTTAAATGGTTCGCGATGTTTTGGATCAAAGTTTATTTTGGCTTCTGTATTGGATATAAACTTGACCGATGTGTTCTTGGCAATATCTTCCAGTTCAAAGTCTTTCATTGTATCTTTGAAAGTTACAATCTTGGCATTGACTATTTTGTTTGGAGTACCTTGAAGAATATCTGTCAAAATACCTTTCATGAAATCACGAAACTTCTTTGGATATGATGAACGAACAACATCAAGACCTTTGATTTCAATTTCATCCACGTCTTTACTTTCTTCCATGTTGTATACCTTACGCATAGCATAACGCTTTTTCACAACCCAAAAAGCAGATTGTGCTACAACATCGGCTGCGATTTTGATGCGATTGTCGGTGCTGTTGAACATACGCACCATCATAACTTTATAGAAATCGTTAAGTTCATCTGACACGGTTCCAATGGTCTGAATCGCAAATGGTTTTACATCTTTAATATTTTCATGATCGGACAAAGACTTTATGTCCAAATACAATGAGTCGGTGTCTATGTAAATAACATAATCTTTATCTTTGGTACTGCAACGCTTGTTGAACTTGCCATTCACATACTTGGCACTGGTCTTGATGATTTCTTGACCAGTCAATGTCACCGCAGCAGCATTGTCCAAGTCGTAAAAACGAAATATGCTCAAACCCAGCACACCATACAACGAGTTGAGCAAAATCTTTTGTACATGTTGACGACGCTTCCAAAAAACATATTGTTCTTTATCTTTGCGCGTACTGGCATCTTTCATCTTGGTTTTATATTCTACACGCTCGGCAAACCATGTTTTGAGAATGTCTGGAATACAACCAAGTTTACTTTGGTCATATACAATACCATTGGCACTAACTGACAGATTATTATCTACAATGATTTTACCAAAATCTTCGTAGGTATAAACTTCATTATCAAATGCGATTTTATCACCGGATTTTTTGACCAACTTTTCACTATCCCAATCTTTGATTATGCCCACTTTAGTTTCTGGACTAATGTTGAGACTCATGATCACAGATGGATACAGAGAATTGATGTCAGCAGAACATACCCAATCATAACGACCAGGCACAGGATCTTTTACATACGCACCCTCAAACCCAACATCGTCAGCCAAATCATCATCCCTATCCACAACGTCCAATTTCAATTTTTTGTTTGGAGCAATCAATTTCTTACGACGCAGATATGTCAACAACGCACCTTCAAGAAACTTGGAAGACATACCAAACTCTTCATAACCCACATGACAAACATGACATATGCTCATTGCCAACTCAATAAATTGAAGTTGGTCATTCATCTTCTTGACCAGAATAATATCATGAAGATTATATTCGATGAACTTCTTTATATCACTCTTCATGAGGTCGTTCAACGAACCTTCATATTGAATCTTACCAATTTTTAGTTCTTCTTTAGCAACTGTATCTAGTCGATAGTTGGTTAAATTCTTGCCGCTATATTTCTTATATAATACAAGATAATCCAGTGCATTAACACCAGCAATGGTCATCTTATTTTTATATTTATTGAAATAACAAATATTGATTGGACTCAAAGCATTTGCTGCTTCTTCACCCAATACTCTAACCAAACGAGCATGCAGATATGGAAAGTCAAATCCGTCAATGTTCCAGCCACTTACAATAGTTGGCTTAACTTCATCCCACTTTTTTAAGAATGCAACAAGCAAATCTTCTTCATTTAGATATGGCAAAATGATGGTGTTGTCTTTATTTTCATTTTGTACCACACCATCTTTGTCCAATATAAAACAATAATATGTGTCTTTAATTTCATCAAGTAGAGCAATAGCAGTTACTTCTTTGATTGGATCTTCTATGTTTGGATAGCCACCAACTGAATCAACTTCGATATCAATATATGCTCTGCGATGATTTATACTAACTTCATCACTATCAGCATATGCATCAATAAGAACTCTGGTATCTACAGGTATATCAGAAGAAAATAAAGTAGGATCGCGAAAATTAAATTTTGTAATTCTTTCAAGACTATCACCAAAAATTGATTTATACTTTCCATTCCTAGATTTTCTATAAGCATATGGTTCGTCTTTGAACGATGTATAACCATGAATGTCATCCCAGAGGTGGATCGTAGAAGTTTTTCTATCGCAGTAAATGGATTGGTACATTGCAAATTATATTGCCAGAACCAGCAAAGATTGTCAATAATCAAATCGTAACAACACTATCAAAACCTTCTGACTTGGTTGGACCAAACAACTTGCTGGCTTGTTTGTCAATGACCCATTCTGGTACTTTGCGTTCACGTTTGTTGTTTTGTGCTTTACAATCACTCACAGGAGTATCAATAAAATATGCTCTTATTTCAGCATTGTTTGATTTGCCAATATCAATCCAATCTTTGCGTTCTTTGATATTAAGACTTGTGGCATCAATAATAGTATTCTTACCTTGTGATAGATAATCATTTACACGCTTTCTTGCAACCTCAAATACTCGTCCATTTTGACTTTGATCTTCGGCATTTCCAGTCAGTTCCACACGAATTGCATCAGTTTCCACCAACTCTGCTTTGAGTGATGTTTTCAAGCCATTTGCATAAGTACTTTTGCCCGATCCGCTGATGCCGACCATGACTGCTAATATAGGTTTGTTCATACACTCAAATTATTCAGTTTTTTTATTTAGTCAAATATTTTGAGCGGATTTTTTCAATTCCAACCTAATATTATTAAGCGCGTCTCGGTTGTCCGCGTGCCATTTTCTTGAACCACCGTGTTTATGATCAAACTTATCCCAAATATCTTTTGGAATTTTTTCAAAGACTTCGCAACGATACGATTCCCAAAAAAGTTGCCACGAGACATCGGCCAATACATTCAACGTCGTTGGTGCAACAATTTGCCCTGTTTTGGGGTCTACCTTATGGGCGATTGCCAAATTCATGATATTTGTTGATGGTGTTGCTGAGAATCGCAAATCCATATTGCCGAAAGATAGTTTGCGGTCGTTTATGAATTTTCTCTCAAATAACAGAATCCACGATGCTGTTCTAGGTAAACAAAACCGATAGTTTCCGTCCTTTGCGTAATGATCGAAATGTGGAGCAAAATGTCTGTCATCAATTCTTCCGAACACTTTATTACTTGTGGTGTTTATTGTATTTTCTATCCATTCAAATACGCCTTTATCTAACACTTTAACGTCAGAATCCAAATGCAATACCCAATCGGCAGTGGAATACTTCAACAATTCTTCAATTGCTTGACTATGTGTAAGTATTCTACCGTCGTCAATCAAATTGAATCCAAGTTCATTTTTTCTGGAATGTAGGTATTCTTTTGTACCGTCGAGTTCCGATGCTTTACTGTCATATACACGTACCTTCCAATTGGGCCTCAATGGAAACCATGTTTCCAGACATTCTTTCACAATCGGTAAGTTGCCGTAGGTAGCACTGATAATATCAATAGTTTTCATATATAATTTTTAATTTTATTTGGCTAAATATTATGAGACTTCTGACGTATTTTTTTAATTTTGTTGTTTCCGTGTATTGTCAGTTTGACGGGATACTTATTGTTCTGGTTCAAAATGAATTTTGCGATGTCCGTATCAAGCAAATAGCAGTTTGGTATTATACAATGCCCACCTATCTTACCGTCGCGATGGTTCAAGACATATTTGCTATATTGCGGAAATCCCAACTTCTTGTATCCCTCATTATATGTTTGATTGCACTTGGTATATACCACATCAAAGTCCAAATCGTGCTTTTTGCAATAAGTCCATATCTCTTTTTCGGCAATGACGTTTAGTCCATACAAGGTTGTGCAATATAGTTTCATAACTTCCAGTGTTTCACGTTTATCAACTTCTTCAATCGGTATGCCTACATGGGTGAAGTAATTTTTGAGATATCTATTTTTTGGTGCAAAATATTTTACAAACGTCTTCAAACTTTCTTCCAAATGTGGATGTACGCCTCTTACTGGAGAATAATATGCATTACATTTATTGGAAGTTCCAATGGGAACTGTCGAATGAATAATGGTGTATTTTGGCTTGTACCATTTTTGATACTTCTTTACTTCTCGCACAAACTTTTTGCTGTATGGGAAGCATACGTGCATAACATGTGCCGATTGTATATCTGGTATCAATTCCACGTCCCTAACGTATACTTCGTATTTTTTACTCAACACCTTCTCAAGAGATTTTCCTATTTCTCCATAGCCAATTATTAAAGTTTTCATAATATTTTTTAGATGCGCGACGTATATACTCTACTAATATTTTATTTTTTTCTTGGGATTAAAATTTTGTTCACATCTTTATATCAGTAGGCCCGATCTTTTTGTCATTGGACTTTATTTTTGACAATTTATTATTGTCATGAATGATCAATTTAACAAATCCAGTCCCCAAACTGAACACATTGGGGACTATGATTGGGAACTTCGAGTGTTGTTCTTGAAGAATATTCTTTGATACATTTTTTTGACACAATGATAAAAACATGGATGTGGATGTTGGCTTATATGTTCCGGAAAAATATTCTACCATAGTATAAAAATTTAACTTCGTCGGCTGCGCATGAATAAGAAATTCATCGTGGTTTTTTATTTCCCTATCATACATATCGTGTATTGCTTCTATGTAATTTGGATACATGAAATCGTCACAATCATGTCTGGTTTGAATATTGTATTTTTCTCTCACGACATACTCTTTAAATCCGGTCAATTTCAAGTCCAAATCTACATCACTTCCACTAAATTGTTCTCGTATTAACTCTAGGTGATGTGGAAGTTCTTTGTTTGTGTGTATAAATAATTTAAAGTCTTTGCACGATTGGTTTATAACGGATGGTATATATGCTCGTTTCATCACTTCAAAATATTTTTGAAACAAAAACTCGTCTTTAAAATTACATCTCGTTATTATGATGTGTTTCATATATTTTTGTTTTGGTTGGTAATAAACGTCTCTAATCGGTTTTTTATAAATTATAATTTTTCATTGCAACGATTCTTTTTTTCTAAAGGTTAAATATTTTTTCCAATCGGATAGAAAGGCGTCTTCGTCGCGATTCTCAAAATATCCCAGTATTTGATCGTAAGTTGACTTTTTTGATATTCCTCGCAATTCTATTATTCTATTATTATTTAGAATGACATTTGTATTCAAATCTATTCTCTCTAATATTTTATGGCGAGTGTTGTAACCTCTGTTGTCTCTGTCTCCATGCCATTCATGAATAAATGACCCACTTATATAAGAAACATCTTCCGGTTTAATGTAAGACATTATTTTTTTCTTCCAATTAATATATTCCAAAAATGTCGAATTTTCTCCGATATTTAAATGTTCATACGACGCACCAGAAAAATCAAATCCAAATATCGTATAAATAAACACAGTATCTCCTCCACCCATTATTGCGTATGGATACAATCCGCCCCATTTCCACAAATTTCTATTAGCCCCCCATGCGCCACCGGGATGTCCCGGATGATGATACCAATCCACCATCGAAACTTTACCATGCATAGACATCAAACTGGGATGAATTCTGTCTATCCTTCCAAAACGATCTGTACCGATTCCTTTATCATACATCTGAACCAATTTAAATGTGTTCAATTTTTCAGATGTATCATTGTACCAATTCGTATTCGTAAAAGAAAAGTCCGGGTCAATCCATGCTATTTTTTTGTATTTTGTTGGGACTAATTTTTCTGCCAGATTTATACACGCTTCTTTTTGAAAACATATATTTTTTTTATCAACTCGGATATGCTTCCAACCGACTCTGCCTGTGGTCTCGAATCTATCATTCAATGATAGTTCCACTCCATATACAGGATATCCCAATATATCCATCTGCCGTAGAAATCTATTAAAATTTCTCGTTGGATTCATAAATCCACACCAATTAAAATAACATGTAATGATCGCCATATCTTTTTCTTCACTATATCCGTGGGTATTATCCGTCTGTGGGTTCATTGTTGGTAAAATTACAGTGATATCTTCTTCAGAGATTTGACTACACAAATCCAATTCCAAATTTGGTCGAATAGGATATTGATGAATGTCTTCATTAAATTCGTAATCATTCATACAACTATTAAATTAGAAACAAATACTTCTGGTTTGTTTGGGTTTTTCCATTTCTGGTTTATTCGGTTTTCAATTATGATTTTTCCATATCTGCTTCTCAACTTGGAATTTAATCCTGTTTCTGGTAGTCTTGTAATATTATTATTATGATATCTTCTATAAAAGAGTGGAACATCCATATGTTGTATATTATTGCCTTGCCCTTCGTATCTTTCCGCAAACTCGGCATCTGCTCCACATTTCCACCCAAAAAATCCATTCATTTCGTAAAACTTATTCTTTTTTATCAAGAATGATGCATGAGCATATATCTTGGATAATGATAGTTTATCTTGGGTTTTATATCCATTCTCATTTTCAAAATTATAAAATTTGAATTTAAGCAATTCTTTGCCCTCAAAATTTTCCATCAATATTTGTATTGTATTGGCCATCATGATATCATCAGAATCGAAAAATAGAAGATTATCATATTTTGCTTTGTTGGCAATAGAATTCCGAATTATATAAGGTCCAACATTCTTTGGAAAATAATATATTTTTATATTCTTATTTTTAAACAATGTGTTTGAATCAACTAGCTGAAGAGTTTTGTAGCAGTTGTCTATACCAATTAGTATTTCATATTTGCAACATTTGTTTGATGATGAAACTATTGAATGTATGCACTCTTCCAAAAAATGCACATTATTATATGTTGGAATCAATATAGAAACTTTATGTGATATATCATCAGATATATTTTGTAACCATTTTATCATATATTTAAAAATTATACAGACCAGTTGATTGTTGGCGTTGCCGTGATTGTAGGCGTGACTGTTGGCGTTGCCGTGATTGTAGGCGTGACTGTTGGCGTAATGGATTTGGTTGGGGTTGCCGTGACTGTTGGCGTAATGGTTGTTGTCGGCGTTTTTGTAATTGTTGGAGTTGGAGTCGTTGGCGTTTTTGTAATTGTTTGAGTCGGAGTTCTGGTAGGAAATGCGGTCGGGGTTGGAGTGGCTGTGTATGGATTTAATTGAGTCGAAGTTGTTGTCGGGGTTGCCGTCATTGTCCTGGTGGGCGTGTGCGTAGGAGTATTTGTTGGCGTAATGGACGTTGTTATTGTTAATGAAGGAGACGTAGTTGGTGTTTGCGTTAGTACGAATGTTGCAGTAACAGTTGGAGTAACAGTTGGAGTAACAGTTGCCGTGGGCGTTGTTGTTGGAGTTGGACTAAATTGAGGATAAAATGGGCTTTTTTTACTCAATAGTTTCCATCCTGTATTATAGACTTGCTCTGTGGTCTTTACATACAAGTATGTTCCCAACTCTATGTTTTCCAGCAATTCGATATCTTGTGCTGTACGCATTGAAAATGGTCCATAAAAATAGGAGAAATAAACGTCGTCCCATCCAATAGCATCTGAGCCAGAGTTGTTGATCTTATAAAAAGAACCAGTTTTAAAGAATAACGCATTTAATGGAGCATTTAATATACCTTCTGGATTTCCGTCTGGTGGGGGTGCTTTGTTTATTACAAGACTCATATGTGCGTGCTTATAATTATCACTTTGTCATCAAAAAATTCGTATATATCACCATCAAACTGATATAGTTGTGTCAATTTGTTCCATTTACCACAATGTGGACAATTTATGGCTCTACGCTTTTCATTTGAAGTTTTGAATAAATGTTGAATTCTAAATGATAAATTGCAGTTTCCACAAAGAATACTTGGTTTATGGTCTGACCCAGAGAAATATCTTCCCATACATATTTCATCATGATTGACATATATCTTAATCATAACTTTTGAAAATCTTCGTTTTTTGAATTTTGTTAGATTGTCTGTTATTCACAAGTTCAATTAATGTTTTATTAAAAAACTCGGCCAATGAATGAACAATCATCCCTACGATTGCCAAAATTGCAAATACAACAATTGAAAAGAAAATAAACTGAACAATTGTTGACCAGCTTTTGATAATTTCCACAATATCGGTATACATGATTCTGAAACCATTATATGCTTAAAATGTATATTAGCCAGCCTTTTTCGTTTTGATGTGTTATTTTTTACTTTCTTCAACGATCTTGGTTTTTTTTGTGGAGTCTATATCAAATTTCGTAAGATATTTTAATGCTGTTTTTTTCCAAATTTCATTTTCATTTTTTCTATCAAAACACCATAATATATATTTTTCACGTTTGTTGGATCTAACTTGTTCATCCATTTCTCTTAAAAATGCAAATATCTTCTGCCTATTTTCTCCCCATAAAGAAGATCCCATGTGTGAATCATACAAAAAATGCAGATTTTTTCCGGTTGGTCCAAGAGAGAACCAATAAATTTGATCCATAGCCGATTCTGGAAATCCTCTTGGGGCTGATAATTTTACATGGACCGAGTTGTCGTCGGAATTATTTATTGCATCTACAATACCTCCGCGCAAATATCCGGCTGGTGGCTGCATATTTTCTTTCCAACCATTGGATGCATTTTTTATCATCCAATACACTTTAAATTTTTTTCGTTTATTCTCTTTTGCTTTTTTTATTTCTTCATTCAATTTTCCCAAAATTATCGCGATACTGCCGTACTTTATAGGATCTCCCATACCAGAGTCATACATTGCAAATGTAGTATTTTTTATTACTTCAAAAATGAAAAATACAGTATCATTTATAGAAGTAGGCTGTTTGAATCTTAATATTTTTGCGCTCATATATATAAATAGAAAATCCGCCGAGCTTTTAACTCGGCGGATTTTTCACATGATCGTCGTTGATCTATTAACTCACGTGGGCAGTTTCGCTCGCGGGTTGAACCACAGATTTGTTCTTATTGTCGGTCGTCACTTCAGCAACCGAAATGGTTGTCAGCGTATCGCTGGCGGCAATAACACCAGCAGCTTTTGCGGCTTCAAGCAATTCCTTGCTAGGATTTGCGCGAGAGAATACAAGCTTTGGGCGACCAATAGCTGGCTTGATTTTTCCAATGACCATAACATCTTTGTTTTCAACAGCCTGCTTTACACGAAAGCGAAGGGTGATATTGACTGCATCTGGATACTTACCTTGAATGTCCTCAATTGTAAAGTGGCTTGTGGGCCATTCAATGATGAACGAGTTTTTCTTACTTGTCTTATTTGTTTTATTTGACATATATTTTATTAGTTAGTTGATTTATTTATTTTATTTCTGGCAAACTTTTTATCGCACGTGATCGTTAAATCCGTCCGAATAACCATCACGATGCTCATCGCTGGCATCGGTGGTTAGATTGGTCTGATATGGAAGATCATATCTGGCATCGTGTTCTCCTTGAATATAACCATCAGTATATTCATCATCGTCAGCATCTTCGTCGTCCGGAATATCCGAATCGGCTTGGTTTGTGCGTTGATTATAACCGTCATTATAACCAATACGATAAGAGTTTTCTCGGCTATAGTCACGACTGGTTCCATATTGCATGTCGCCGTTGATGTCAGACTCACCAAGTTCATAACCTTCGCTATAAGCTTCTGCATTCCATGGTGAGGTTGTGTCAACCTTTGATGTGGTTGAGGATTTGCTATCACAAGAGCAATCATCTTCACATGCACCATCGGTGGGTTCTTGATTATAATCCCAATCAGTATTGATCTCTTCGGCGTTGCTTGTATAAACAACCTTGTCCAACTCCTTGACAACATCAAGGATTTCGGATGCAACGGTATATTCACACACACGCATCTTGGTGTGACCCTCATATTTCGGAACGCTCACAACATCCTTGGGGTTGACCTTGACGATCAACAAACGGTTTCCGTTCGCAGAACGGACTTCGCCTTTAACAAAGTGACCATAGCCAACAACATAATCAAGAGCACCAACATGCAGACCCTTGCTGCAATCAATACCATAGTTGTCATCAACCATATTGCGAGGCATAGAAACAACCGAACCAACGCTATTCAAGAACTTGCCAGAGTAAATGTCGGTATAATCGCTGCGAACCGCTTTATATGCCAAAAAACAACCATCGTCTGTGATAGGAAGACCATAGTTCTCAAGGAACCAATATGTTTCACTCACGCCGCGAGCAGAAGGATTCTGCATAAGATTTTCAAGAAATTTGACCATATGATCAAACTTGAAACCTTCGCTCATCATTTTGATGATGCGGTCGGTTAGAGTATTATGAACAACAAAACCACCATACAAGATTTGACCATTCTCAATCTTTACGCGATTACCAGTGTATTGAGATACAGCTTTGGCAACATTGACAAGATTTTCAATTTTGTTGAAATCTCCTGCTTTGATGCTGTCGATGATTTTATTATAGTTGCGGTGGTCTGGTGCCACAGTCAAACACTCGTTCTTTAGATAGAGCGTGACGGAGCCGTTGGTCTTGATGACATACGGAATGCTGTTTTGTGTGTTACTCATATTATTTTTTATTAGTTAATCTATTCAATGATGCTATATTATGTGGATTATTTATTAATGTCAATATATTTTAGCTATTTTCGTCAATAAAGTTGATGATTTTATAAATTGGTGCAGAAACTGTGGAGTAGTGTTCTCCAATGTCCAGCACACCAAGATACTTTTCAGTCAACATTTTCTTGAACTCAGTTGGATCAATATCCAACTCGGTATGTTTATTTGCTTTGATGTCAAACAGTTCCAAGAACTTGACATTGTTGGAACTATCTTTGAGCAGTTCGCTATAAGATTTTACAAATGTTTGGAACTTTTTGCGAGTGTCAATGTTTGTAATATTGCTCACGATTTGCGGACAGCGAGTAAGCTTGTTATAAATACCACTGGCTGTTTCAAACTTAGCACGACTTTGCATGCGATACAAATCTTGTTCATGTTTGGCTTTGTCAGCATGCACAGCCTTCTTTACAACATCAAAAATATTGATCCATTTACCAATCTTGAGCAAGTTTTTGTTCTTTACATTGATACCATAAATCATGGTTTCAGAACCATTGAGCTTGTTGTCTACAAACAATTTTAATGCTTCAGACATATGATCTTCAATATTCTTGCCATTGTTCCAAACAGGATCGGCATAAAAGAAATCAACATAATAATATGTACCAGCAGAATCAAATGTAGCGGCTTTTTTACCCCAATAAACATATGCTCCATTATGGTGCTTCTTTGTTGGCTTGATAAACTCACTGATATCTGCATAGAAAATTTCGTCAGTACCAGCGGTCTTTTTTTGACGAGGTGTTGGCGGAGGTTTGGGCAGAGACTCAATATTGGTGACAATATTTTTGTTCCAACCAAAATAATTCATATGCTTATTGAATGTATCATTGTTCTTGGATTCATCTGTGATGATATAACAAGTGGGAAATACACCAGTGGCATACTTTGTACGCAAATGATATCGCAGCCGAGCACTCTTGATTGCGGAAAGATTTGTATAAAAAATATCTACACCACGGTTTTCAGAATACGTAGTATAATTTGAAGTGCGCTTGAAACGACCATTGGCGCTATCAAGCATATACACCGTAAATCCACCACCAACATTGGTTGTTGGGTCAAATGCTCCAGTTGCTTTATGCACAGTATTGATATTTTCACTGCCATGCGTTACAATCAATCCATTATACTTGATTGGAATATCACCAATGATATTACGAATATGGCTATATTGACTTTGGTAGCCATTATATTTTGCGTATAGATGCATAGCTTCCCAACGACTCTTGGGAGTTTCAATGCTCTTATATACCATTTCTTTTAGTTCGTCAACGGCGGTTCGTAGTACAGAAATAATAGCCAATGTGGTGGCATTGTTGTCTTCATACTGAAGCTGTTCTTTGTTGGGCGCAACTTCCAGTTCACCAATATCAAAGAAAAAGTCAAAATTGCCATAGTTCAAAGCTTGTTCAAGCTTGTAAACATCGTTATTGGGAACATTGCGCAAGGCATTACGCAAAGCACTGGCGTTGATAGGATAGCAATAGTTGCCCATGAACGCATTGCATCCACGGTTATAATAGCCGCCATCATTCTTGCGCATAGACCAACGCTTGCCAGTATAGATATACTCGCGTGGCTTGTATTCAATATTGGCACCAACAATGGTTGGACGATAACGAAACGGTTCATATGCACGAACAATCTTGTCTTGCCACATACCAATGTCACCAATCTTTACACCAAACTTGATTTCTACACCGTTATGTTCATTAGAATCTTGCGTAACAACATGCAGAATGCTGGGAGAACCAGATTCATCAATAAAGCAGTTGTAAACATGCTTCTTACCCTTATAGAAAGAAGTTACATTGAAGTTATCAGTATAATTGAATGGAGTCTTGCTGCCCAGTCCCATGCAACCATCACTGTCATTATCAGCAGTCTTTGTGGATTCAAAATATGTAGTATAGATAGTGTCAATAGCTTCTGGAGTCAAACCAGTGCCAAAGTCGCGAACACTGAACCACGGCTCCAGTGTGTTGGGTGCATGAACCTCAAACATCTTTTCAGTGTTCTTGGCCTTGACATGACTGTCCCATGCATTGGCACCAAGTTCACGCGGAATGGCGAGAATTGGTTCGCTATAAAAACCAGACAAAATCTTGAACGCCTTGGCAGACGCCTTGATCTTGAAACGAGTCGGTGCAGAAAGAATATTGCTGATGACTGGTGAGGATTTTTCTTGTGTGATAATCATGTGTTTTTTATTACTATGCTATTAGTATGCCGACATAATATATAAAGTCAAGACGTTTTGATAAAAAGTATCAACTTTCTTTGGAAAGAAACATTTTATTCAATGTATGAGCAATCTGCACAACATTCTGAACATCAATAAATTGTGCATCTTTGCCATACATTGTACGAAACAAGTTGGAATTTTTATCAGAAAGTTTGCTGTTTGTATTATTACATTCAACAAAATAGCTCAAAACAGATACGCCAATTTCACGAATTTTATTGATTTGCTTCTTTGTGTGTTCTGCTGCGACGTTTCCATAATAACTCACACCAAATGCAGGTTCGCCATCAGACAGATTTACAAAATAACTATCCATTTCATGTGTAGAAGCAGGAATATGCTTGATAATTGCCTGAAATGCAAGTCCTTCTGGAGTAGAACCATGTGGAAATAACAATGGAAATAATTGAACAATCTTATTGAACTTGTCTTTGCGCGAATCATATGCCAAAACAATATAAGGAGTTTCATATCCACCACGATCTTTAGAAACTCCACTTCTAAATGAAATACTTAAAGTTACATTATTGATCATACTAACAGCCTTGGCAATTGCAACAAGTGTTGTCATTGTTTTTTCCCACTTTGTTTCCATTGAAGAAGAAGCATCCACAGTTACATGCAAATGAGCATTCTTATATTTGTCTGTGGTAGTTTGGTAAAACAAATTTTCTCCTTGAAATCCAATAGATGCCAACAAACGTTTATCAATCTTACCTTTTTGTAGGCGAGTAAATTTTGTGGTTTTTACTTCACTACGAATTTGCAATTTTCTACCAAGCATGGTTCCGATAATAATTCCCTGCTGTACTCCTCGCATAGAAGCGGGATTTCCAGTTTCGCGAGAAAACTTACTGGTGTAAGGAAATTCCGATGTCATCATGAGTTCACGAGTCATGTTTTTTACCACAATACAATCAACCTTTGGTACAGTTTCATCTCCCACCTGTACAATATCAACGGAGCTTTGTTCAAGGATTTGAAGTTTTTTGATTGTGTCTTTATCAAATGTAGATTGCTTAACTTCGCGTGAGACAATTTGTTCTTGTTTATCAATGAGTTTATCGACCTTTTTCTTTTCGGCGTTGGACAAATCTTTGGACGGATTTTCATCCGGTGTTTCATCAACATCGTCTTGAATAGGATTTGCAGAAGACGGAGTTCCGCCCAATACATCATCAACATCGTCGTTGGAATCTGACTGTTCTGATTTATCATCGGATGGTTCATCGCCACCAGATTGCTTATCTTGATTGTCTTTATTTTTGTCTTGTTGCTTGGGATTTTCTTTTTCTTCCACAACACTCTTGAGTATTTCTTCTGTGATTTGATACGCAAGTTCCAGACGGTCCTTGGGATTTGATAGTTCAGTCCTCAGAATATTATTCAAATCCAACAATTCGCCAATCTTACGCAAAGCTGGTAGAGCATCCAAGTCAGTATTAACATTGGTGATATTGGTAAAACGAAATTTATAGTTTTTGACAGTGGTATTTCTATAAGCATCGGACTTCAATGCTTCACCAATTTCAGGCAGATTGAAATAACGGTCATATAATGCTTGATAATATCCACGATAGCCCGGTGCACTTTCATATGCACATGCATCAATATATCTATCTTCAACTACATTGAGAATATATTTCGCCAATCCACTAATATAGTTTTGATCAAAATGACCTTTTGCAGCGGCAGTCAAACTGCGAGGAATTTTTCCCCACATGGTTTTTACCAAGTCAAAATCGCTTTTGACAATATGCATAGCTTCGTGCAACGACAATCCAACTGTGGGGTCAAATTCACCCTTGGTCAATTCACCACCAATGTAAATAACTTTACCATCAGTCATGGATGTTGAGTTCTCGGCGAAACGAACAGGAATGTTCTTTCCAGTAAGAATATATACAAAGTTGCCAATAGCACGGCGATATGCCGAAAGTTTGAGCAACGCAATCGTGGAACTGGTGTCAAACTTTTGAGTATTGAAATCGTCGCCAAGCCAAAACTTGGAATGATCTGCTAAAATTTTTGTTTTCATTAGAACGGGGGCAAATCGTCTTTGTTCTGGTTGTTTGTGTTGAACACTTTGTTCAATGGATCGGATTTGACCGCAACATGTTTTTGTACAACTTGTTTGACCATTGTGCGTTCACTGTCCAAACCACCGTCGTCTGGATAGTCTGGGTAAATGACCATTTCAGCCAACTCTACCAAGCTAAATCCATCCACGGTAAGTTCAGCCATTTCTACAACAGAACGAGTAGAAACAAAACGACTCAACTTTCCTTGCTTTGTAAACTCACGAGTTGTAGCAGCAATTTGTGCAATCTTGTCCATGAGATTCATATCAGCGTCAGGACAAACCACCTTTATCAACTTCAGTTCTTCTTCGGAAGAAAGAATATCAACTTCAATCTTAACCGTGAAACGATCAGTCAAAGCTTTGTCCATGACTCGTGTAGCTGTATAATCATTGCCAATGTTTGCCGTGGCGATGAAACACACTCCGTCCGCGACCTTGACGACCTTTCCACCCCACTCATCTAATCGCAAATATCTTTGATTGTCGAGGACGGGCATCAATATATTCACGGCGTCGTGGTTGGCTCGACTCAATTCATCCAGAATGATTATTGATCCGGTGGTAGAAATGGCTTTTACAAACGGGGATTCTTGAAAGAATGTTCCGGTTTCTTTGGACAACTGGGTATTTCCTATAATCGTGGCACGAGCATCTTGGGTGCTTCCGAGATTTACCACAAATAATGGTTTAGTTCTGTTGTAAGTTACTTTGTATTTTTTGTTTTTCATTTCTGTATTTTTCCCATCTTTTTTTTGCTGCATCGGATTGTTTTTTCTTTATTTCTTCTTTTGTGAGTGGAACTTTTATTCCATACTTTTTTATTTTTTGTTCTCTATATTTCGCCCATCTTTCTTTGGTTGCCTCTCCTATATTTTTCTTTCCTTCTTCTGTTAGAAACGACGTTCCCATTCTTGCCTCACTTATCTTCTTGCGGGTTTCTTCGGAATAAACTTTTCCTGTGTTGGCGTCTTTCACTCTTTTTCGTTGATATTCGGACTGAGTTCTTCCGAACATTGGATTTGTTTCTCCTTGGTTGTGCTCTGTTATTTTCTTTCTGTATTCTTCGTTTGTTTCATACGCCATCCTCACGGCTGCACTAATCTTTTTTCTTGTTTCTTCTTTCGTCGTAACCTTTGGACGCAAACCGCTATCTCTTTGTATATTATATGATTTTTTGTCATTTATGGCATCATATTTGTCTATCCAGTATATCTCTCTCTCCAAAAGTTTTCCCAAATCGGTTCCACCCACTACTTCTATTGTTTGTTTTGTAAAGTTTTTCTTTCCGTATTTTTTGATTGCCGCCTTTATCGCCCTCCCCGAGCCATAGTAGTTTAGATTATTGGCTGCGTCTTTTCCGATGTAATAACGTTGATTTAGAGTATTTATGGTTTTATATATTATCATACTACTAATAAGTATTAGTTGGTAGGATATTCCACGCTATTATTCTACTATTTCCGTTTTTATAATATGTACGTTAGGATCGTTTTTAAGCAAATTTAGTTGTTCTTCCGTCACCTCTTCTGTCACCTCTTCCTTCAAGGCTTCGGCCAGACATCGACATGCCAATGTCTTGCCTTGACCGGCTGGTCCAAGCAACAGAATATTTTTGCCACGCAAAGCACTGCGTACAAGATACTTCCATTTCAATTCGCCCATAAACAGCTTTTCGGGCTTGAGTGAATAGCAAGTATCAATGATGTCTTTGACTTCGTTGATTGAATATTTCTTTGTTTTACTCATGTCCATAACTATGACTTCTTTTTATAGAAAGTCAAGTACCATATCATAAAAAACCCCACTTTTTATATAGTGGGGATTTGATAGTGTGAATATATCACCACTTTCTACAGCTCCAATATCTTGCCGATGTTCTATCTTTTGCCGTAGAACATTTATGTCTTGCTCTGAAACTCTTTCTACGCTTTGGATTGCTCTTTTTGATACGCATGTTTGGATCACCAAAATTTACTTTCTTTACATTACCTGTCGTTGGGTTCTTAACAAACACTTTAAATTTTTTTACATCGCCACGCATTGGTTTACCAAGTTTTACTTTGCGACCACGATATTCTGCTTCTTCTAATGTAGCATCAGCATTCATATCACCATACATTTCATAAAATTCATCACCTTCGCATGTATGTTCATCACCTTCTGGAATCATATCCCATTTGGTTGATTCATATGTTTCTTCCAAATCTTTTTCTCCCATGTTGAACTTTGACTTTGGATTGGTATGGCACCACTTACACTGTTCAAGTTCGGGATCGCCGGTGTATTTATCCTGTACTACATACCACCCTTGATTTTCGCAATGAGGACAATCTTCTCCTTCGTTTTCTTCAACCTCGCCCATAAATGCAAATCTTTTAAATTCTGCATTTTGTGCAGCAATTGCTTCGGCGTTCTTTTTTAACCATTGATCATATGCCCAACTTCCTTTGAATTGCTTGTCAAACCCCGCAACTGCGACTGTTGGGGAACTGAGGGCTTGTTTATAATAAACTGCCTTTTCTGCATTTTTTTTCTTTAGAGCATTGCGCAGTTCACGGCGTAATCCATCTCCAAAATCTTCCTCCTCATTCACAGGTACACAATTTGGAACTTCTTTACCACCCTTGTTCTTTGTACCATATGCTTTATAGCCTTTCCAACATGGATTTTCCATTTTTTTAACTTCTTCCACAACTTCACGAATAATAGACTTTAGTTCAGATTTTTTCATAGGTTATTTCTTTTCTTTTAGAGCAGGTGTATCTTTTAGTTTGGTTGTCAGCTTGTCTGAACTTTCCATATCTTTATCTGTCTTGAGATGTGCAGTTGTGGCATCAGCCTTGGCTTTTAGTTTCAACACACGATCAATAATCTTCTCAATCTTATCTACCATTTCTCCACCCATTGATGCAGATACATCTTTATTGATTGGACCATTTTCTTTGTCTGCTTTAACATCCGCTTTTTCAGTATTGTCATCTGCAATATCAATCTGCAATTCTTCATCAACATCGTCCATAGTATCTTCCAACTTCATGTCATCATCTCTGTCGGCTGTCTTCAGTCCAAATCCTTTTAGACTTTTGTCATATGCTTTTTGAACATATGTCTTTTCACTATCTTTGGCATGTTTCTTTACAAGTTCCATAGCAGCTTCAAGTGAAACACCACGAGCAATCTTGCGTTCAGATTCATTGGTCACAGACACAACATCATAGTTGTCTTCTGCGTTCTTGCTCAACTCAACCTTTTGATTGTCATCACATCCAGCAGTTTTGCCAGTTCCAATGATGCTGCCAGCATTATTTTTACCCATTGCCTTGCCCAAGGCATCAGAACCTTTTTTGTCGGCATTATCTACGTGTACTTGTACACCAAATTGATTGTTGGCAATTTCTTGTAATACTAATTTCTTGATGGCTTTTTTGATAAGATCTCTGTTGTTCATAGTGTATATATGCGTTTAGTATATAAATAGTTAGGTGCACAAAAAAACCGCCAATAACATGGCGGTTTGTGTTGTTTTTATAATATTTAAGCCTCACAACTCTTACAATCAAGGATACTTCGTCCAAGTTCTTGGGCTGGGTTTGTGCCACGTTGATAATATAGGCACTTTATACCCTGTTCCCAAGCGAATATAATCAATTGATTGACTTCTTTGACCGAAGTCTTGGGATGTATCTGTAAGTTTATACTTTGCCCCTGATCAATAAACTTTTGACGAGCAGCCGCCTGTATTACAATCTCCTTTTGACTGATTTCACCAAATGTCTTGAACACTTCTTTTTCATGATCACTCAAAAATTCAAGGTGTTGTACAGAACCACCCTTGTGCAGAATACTCTTCCATACTTCTTGAGTGTTCTTGCTATGCTTTTCCAATACATTTTCAAGATATGGATTGCGATAAGTGAACTTACCTTTAGCCAAATCTTTTGTATAATAATTGCTGTTTAGCGGTTCAACAGAAGGAGATACTTGACCCAGAATAAATGAACTGCTTGTGGTTGGTGCGATTGCCATTGTGGTGACGTTTCTCAACCCATACCCCTTCAACAATGCTGGTTCACCATATTCTTCTGCCATTTCTTTGCTTGCAGCAATACTCTTGTCGCGAATAACACGATGAATTTGAGTATTGAGAAGTTTGGCTTCTAGACTTTCAAACGCAATCATTTTGCTTTGCAGATATGAATGCCAACCAAGAACTCCAATACCAAGTGCTCTTTGATTTTTAGCAAAGTTATGAGCAGCCTTGAGAAACGGAATATTTTCAGTTGCATGAATATAATCTTCCATCACAGCATCAAGAAAGTATGTTAATGTTTCAACAGCGTCAGTTGTCTTCCAATCATCATAATGAAGCAAGTTCATAGATGATAAATTGCAAACAAATGTTTCATCTGCTGACGAACTCAAGCAAATTTCGCTACAAAGATTAGAAGCATGTATCTTCATCTTTTTGTCTTTGTATACTTGAGGAGCGTTATTGTTTACATTGTCGCTGAAAAAGATATATGGATAACCACTTTCAAAACGCTTTTTGAGCACTTTTGCCCAGATTGATCGAGCATCTTTGTCTCCATCAATCATCTTCTTCATGAACTTGTTGTTGACACAAACACCAATACTCAAATCTTGAATAGCATGACCTTCTTCACGAATGCCAAGAAATTCCAGAATATCCGGATGATCTATTGGCAAATATGCAGCAAATGAACCTCTACGAACATTTGATTGTGAAACAACTCTGGTCACGCTGTCAAACATTTCCATGAAATGAACAGGACCGGAACTGGACCCACCAACGCTGATTGGTGTGCCTCTGGCTCGCAGTTCTCCAAAATATCCAGACGTTCCAGCACCATACTTTGTGAGCATACCTACTTCAGCAGTCTTTTCTAGAATAGAATTCATTGTGTCAGACACATATGAACCATTGCATGAAATAGACAATCCTCGACCATTGCCAAAATTTGCCCACACTGGGGATGATAAACTATACCATCCCTTGTGCATATAAGACTCAAACTTTTCAGCAAATCCTTTTTTCTTTAGAATTTTTTCAGCAGCCTTTGATATTTCAAGAATTCGTTCCTCGGGTGTTTGACCCTTGGGTAGATATCCTCTTTCAAGAAATGTTACGCTATCTTTGTTTAACCAATAAATGTCTTTGCTCATATATATTAAAATAGATCGTCGAATGTGATAGACTGTGTTTTCTTAGAGTACTCTACAGGACGCTTGTGAAAGAAATCAGTCATAGTATTGCCCATTACATCTTCATCCATCCACATAGTCAAATCAATAATTTCTTGAGACACATTAAAAATCTTTTTGAATCCAATCATTTCTAGTGAATCATTTAATCTTTTTTGTACATATCCTTTGAGAATATCTGCACTGATTCTTGAATCTTTATAGTCACCAATCATCCAATCAATGATTTTGGATTCGGCGTCGTAGGATTCTTTGGCTTCGTGCAGAATGCGTGCTTCCAATTCAGCGTCAAATAATTCTGGCAGTTCTTGTCGAATTGTATTTACGATCTTAACGCCAGCAAGACCATGCAATGTTTCTTCTTTGGCTGTATATGCAACTTGTTGTGCAGTGTCTTTGAGTAGACCCTTGTAGCGATTAAACCAATTGATGATATAAAACTGACTAAATAATGACACGTTCTCTACATACAGTGTGAATAGAATAAGCGAGTATACAAATTGTTTTTTATCATTTTCATAGTTCTTATCAAGATACTTGCGTAAATACTTGATTCGTCCTTGAATAATATCCAACTTTAGATTTTCTTCAAATATATCCTGCAATTGTAGCACATCCAATAGTTTTTCGTATGCATTATTGTGAATAACTTCAATGTTTCCCATAGTAATACCCAAATCAGATAATGCTGGATGTGGAAGTGTGTCACCCAACTTTGTCCAAAACTTCTTTACAGAAATTTCAATTTGACCAATAGCACTCAATGTGTTCTTGATGATGAGCTGTTCTTGTAGAGTCATCTCAGTCTTGTATTGTTGCAAGTCAGATGTAAATGTGAACTCGTTTGGAGTCCAATGTCCCGCCCACATTGCGTCTATATATTCTTGTGCCCAAGGATAGCGATTCGGTTTGCGTGCAATTTGTTCGTCGAAAATAGTCATAAAGGTTAATTTTTGTTTGGGTGTTGTGTGGTGAATAAATACATTTTATAAAAAATAAATTTGTAAAAAAATTTTAAAATATTTTCTTACAAATTGGTGTTTTCGCCATTTTGCTTTTGGCGACCACTGTTCCATTTATTTTTCAACATGTTCTTTACACTGTTATCATCACCTTCCATTGTTGATTGAATTGCCATAGATTCTTTGGATTTGGCGTCATACAAATCAATTTGACCAGTGCTGGTGTTCATATTGGCATACAAGGTAATACCATCCGGTCCAAATCTATTTTTGATAACATGACAACGAGCAGTGTTGTTGGCTTTGTCTGTTGTATTACGGGCAACACTCAACACAAAGTCGGCAGTCATGATCTTGCGATATGAATCGGCGATGTTATGGGCTTGAACAACATCTTCTTGACCACCGCCGCGATTGGTTTGTGAAGCAGTCCATACTGGAATTTGTAGTTCACCCGCAGCTTGTCGAAGTTCTTCGTATATACCGCCAGCCTCACTATAACTGTTGCTGTTGGTTTCTTTTTCAAGTGGTCGCAGAATGTCGGCATAATCAACCACCATTTCATCAATATGAATTCCTTCCAATGCTTGAATACGTTCAATATGAAACTTCAATGATTGAGCACTTACTGTCTTCAACGGAAAATACTTTACAAAAAGTTTTCCTTTGATGTCTTTGATTTTTTCTTCAACGTCAGATTGACGATGTTTAATTTCTTGAAACTCAATTCCTGTAAAACAACAATCATAACGAAGACCAACATAGTTTTCATTTAGTTCCAGTGTGAAGTGAGCAATATTCTTTCCCGATTTCATTGCTCTGGCTCCGAGACTGCACAACAACCACGATTTTCCAATGCCCGCTGGAGCCACAATAATACCAAGTTCACCAGGTCCAAGACCGCCATCCATAAGGCTGTCAATGACTTCCCAACCAGTAGAAATTGTCTTGCGGCACATTTCACTCATACGACCAGCAACTTCTTTATGGTAGTTGTGACCAAGATTGCGTTCCATACCAGCCTTCATTGCCTTATCAACCAACCCCTTGATTTTATCATATTCACCAGTTTTTAGATGATCAACTGATTCAATAATAGCACTCTTCAACTTTTGATTCTTACAGAATTCAAGAAATTGTTCACGAACAAACTGCAAATCTTTTTCACTGATTTTTGTGTAAACTTGTGTTAGTTGCTGTACCACAGAAGATTTGAATGCATCATTTTCAATAGTGTCAATACGAACCTTGAATACTTGCGGTGTTGGCAAGTCTTTGTATTGAATATGATATTGAATAATTTCTTTGAGAATCCATTGATGGGCTTCGTTTTCAAACGCATCCACATCAATAATGTCGCATATTCTTTCAAGAAATACTTTGTCAGTTAAAATACTTGCTACAATTTTTACTTGAAATTCCAAGCCAAATTTATGTAGATTGTCGATGATTACTGGTGCCATAATAGTTATTTGTTAATACGATATTTCGTATTTGTTATTTAGTCAATTGTTAATTAGAATGTAAAATTAAGAAGTGGCCAACACCGATAAAGGATAGAACACTTCTTGCAACCACACATGAAAATTTGGTATACTTGTATGCATACCATATGTGGTTAGTTTCTGAATAAACCGAAACTTATTGAAATCATATATGCGTTGTACCGATTCGTCAATCTTCATTTGCAGTGACGGTGCAAAACTCGGTTCTTTCAGTTGCATCAGCGTATAGTTACGTTGTACAATTTCCGAATTTTCAATAACTGTGGCATATACTTTAGACTCATTGATACAATCTTTGGCTCGAAGTAGAATATTTTCCACAGAAGTCTCGGTTGATTCAACCAGCATAGGAAATCTTTTGATTGCAGTTTTTAATCCAATGCCGCTTACACCATCAATATTATCAGAAGAATCTCCTTCTAATATACGATAATAGATAAAGTTGCTGGGATGAATACCATATTCATTGATTACATCCTGTACTCCATAAATCTTTTTCTTGATTGGACTCCAAATTTGTACACGATCATTTACCAGTTGTAGAAAATCTTTATCAGCACTCATAATAGTGATTCTACTATCTTTATACATCTGTGTGGCAATATATCCAATTGTGTCATCTGCTTCAATATAATCAATTGATACAATGCTCACTGGCAGTTCTTGTAGAAAAGATACAAGTTTGCCCATTTGTTCTACAACTGATTTTTGTTCAGTATTTCCGTCGCTCATATCTTCATATGCACGATTAAGCCGTTTCATAACCTTTCTGCCATCTTTATATTGTGGATATAACTTTCTGCGACGTTCACTGCCACCTTTGCCGTCAAATACAACAATGACTCTGGTTGGACGCAACAGTTTGATAGCATAACCCAAACTACTCAAAAACCCAGACACGCCACCAACATGCTCACCATTATCACTCAAAGTTGGCACTACGGTCCAACAACGAATAAAATTGTTGGTTCCATCAACCACAAGAATATCACTATTTTTTTCTTTCTTTGTGTTTACAGGCAATGAAGCGTGTTCAGATTTTATCTGGGAGAATATTGATGTGAATTTCTTTTTTGTTGGATCTTGCATTTACTTTGTTTGTTCCAGTATGGCGTTGAAGAATCTTTGCATGTTGTGTAGATATGATAATCCACCAACTTCTTTTATACCGCCGTCATCTACTTTACAAAATGTTGATCCCATCAGTTCATTTCCTTTGAATCGTATTTCACAAAGCATAACAGTGCGAAGTGCTACATTGTCATGTTTTGTAAAACGAACAAGTTGCTCATCATATCTAAGACTGCATTTATTTGTAGTCAAATATACATTATCTCCATATCCAGTTTTATGAATTTCAATCTTCTTTTCTTTGCACCATTTCTGAAATTCTTCTGGTTCAGCGGGTGTAAAATTTGATGTAATATATTTATTTTTTGTTGCCATAATATTATTCGGATGCTGGACCCCAGTTTCCTTCCATCAACTCCCGCTTTGCTTGTTCAATGCATTGCTGCAAAGAATATGTGGGACCGCCTTTATCTTGTTCTCTCCAAAGCCAACGCCCATAATCTTTAATGTCAGCCGAATATGTTTTAAAAACTTCTTCTTCAGTCATCTTTTCAAAACTCTCATAACTCAATTCTTCGAGAGGAATTTTTTTATTGTTTTCTTTTTTTGTTGCCATAATATTTTATTTGAGAACCGTGTGGAGGTATTTCACTCCACACGATTAATTTCTTTAATCTTCCATTCCTTCTGCTTCCGAATCATATGAAATATCATCTGCCATTTCACTATTTGGTGCCTTGTATTTCATTACGAATTGCTCGCAAATCTTAGAATACAAGTATTCTTTACATTCGGGGCGATCAACAAGCAACTTTGGCAAGTCTCTCTTTTCAAACACAACGGTTTCTGGTTCTTTACCAACAACCTCCATGATGAATTGAAGATTCTTTGCTTTCTTGTCTTCTTCTTTTTCTTCTTCTAATTGCTTCTTGGTTTTTTTCTCACCCGCAACTTTCACTTTCTTGGCGTTGGTAACAACATCCCATTCAATCAGTTTTTCCAACCAATTTCCATAGTTGTCAATGCCACGGTCAAAGTAGATATCAAACTCAACAGAACGCATTGGTGGTCCCATGCGATTTTTGATAACCGTGCATTTGGTTTTGATACCAATTGCTTGCTTGTCGTTGTTTTTGATTTGACCGATACTCTTTAGACGCAAACGCAACGAGGCGTGGAAAGCAAGAGCCTTGCCACCACTGGTTGTGTATGGATCGCCCAATCCAACAAAGCCAACCTTTTGGCGAAGTTGATTGGTGAAAGCCAAACAAATACGCTGTTTGGCAATCAGCCCTGTGATCTTTCTCATTGCTTTGCTGATTGCGATGGCTTTGCCAGTGGCATAACCATCAGCACCGTGGTCGCTTGCCATTTCCTTTTTTGTGGAAGCAGCAGCAACCGAGTCAACAAGAATTGTAACAAGACGATTCTTGCTGCTCTTGCGAACATAGCCGATGATTTCTTCGATTTTATCAAAAATATCTTCGACAGTATCAACATTGATATACAACATTTTTGGTACATCAACTCCAATCGCAGTCAAGAATTCGGTTGAAACAGATGTTTCTGTATCAATGAAGACTGCCATACCTCCCTTGCGCTGTGTTTCTGCAAGCAAATGAGCACCCATTAAACTTTTTCCAGATGCTTCAAGACCAGTTAGTTCAGTAATTCGACCAACAGGCAACCCCGCGTTTGGACGATTGGCAATAGCCAAGTCAACCAAACTATTTCCGCTAGAAACCCAATCAACTATTTGAGAAGGATCGTCTTCGGCATCGAGAAAGAAAGCAACTTTACCGTCACTGTTCTTGTTGATAGACTCAGCCAATGCTTCTGCCAGTTCATCTCGACCGGAGGTAATTTCAACTTCTACGGATTTTTTCTTTTTTTCTTTTTCCATAATAATTATTATTTTTGAAAGTTAAAAAGGGTGTACCATTGTGTACAAAAGTACACCCTTTTATAATTTAGTTTATTGATTGATCAACGCTTATTAGGCGTTGTTGAACAAATCATTAAACTCATCAGCAATTGCCTTGGTGCTGGCAGGAGTCTTGACAGAAGCCTTGGCGGTTGCACTCATAACCGGCTTTGCGGCAGGTTCTTCCGAGGCAGTGTCGGTTGTTTCTGGTGCAGAATCACCGTCTGGATTTGCTTCTGAGGCATTGAGCCAAGTATCCATAACAGATGCCAGTTCATCATAAGTCAATTCAGGAAACAGGTCTGTGACGTTCTTCTGATTTTTGACCTTTTCCTTGACCGCACCATCATTCACATCAAACGCAACAGTTGCGTTTGGCTTGACGCGAATTGTAGTTTCTGGAAATGACTTTCCGGTTTCTTCTGCGGTTTTGAATTCCACAGTAATATCTCGACCAGATTTTAGGTCAGTAATATCACCATAGTCAGGATCAGCAATGATGGCAAGAATTTCTTGATATACTTGCTTGCCCATACCCCAGAATTTCACACCTTCAGATTCTTGACCGCGAACAAGAATGGGAACATATGTACGAAGTTTTGGTTCCAAAGCCCGTCCCTGTTTCCATTCTTCTTTGCTGCCAGTCTTCTTGAGCTTGCTGGCAAACTCAACGATTGGATCTGGACGACCAAACGAAGATGGAGACAAATATGTCTTGCCATTCATGTTGTAATGAAAAAGCAATTCAATGAACGGATTTTCAGGATTGTGTGAGTAAGGAACAATACGGATCGTTTGTTTACCTTGCGGTTTCCACAATGAAGTGGATTTTGTTGTGTTGCTCTTGAGAGAATCAAGACGCGATTTAATTTTTGATAGGTCCAATGCCATAATTTTTTATTTGTTAATGTTTAATCTTGTTTGACCAATTTGAAATGCATCAACTAGGTCAAGGTTGATACAATGCATCAACAAATGACAATGGTCAATCTATAATAAGCAATATGCTCATTTTTTAATCGTTAATTAGTCATTTGTTAATTCAAATATAAGTATAAATTCATAGGTTAAATACCTAGAAAATTTAGTAATTATATTTTAACAATTTTGACTAATTTTGTTGGCGTGATTTTGACTTTTCCGTCACGCGATGTGATAAAACAGCTACGATAATTGTTCCAAGATATTTGATGCGAAGATGACATTACTCCATTATTCTCAAGTTTGATCAACTCATTCAAAGCATTGATACTGTAAATAATGTTATATTCTTTTTTACGATGCACACTCATGGTATGTGGATAAAACTCACTGCCATTCTTTACTACATTATAAGTCAAAAATATATCGTCAATATTGTCTCCACTTTGTAATACATACACTTTATTGTCTACGATTTGATAATAGCTGCTTAATGCAGTTATTTCATTTTCGTAAGTTTGATATTTTGCAAACGTACACAACAGTTGTGCATTATATTCTGGCATCTGTGTTATGCTTTTGGAATAATTTTTTCGGCAAAGATTTTGTATTCTTCGCGATCATTATTTCGTATCGGAACAACTTCACCGGACAGTCCTACCACAGCGACCGGATTGCCTTCGCCGTCTTTATATTCTCCATATGGAGTAGATGTCCATCCACGTTGAATTGCAAATTTTGTTGAAACCGCTGCGTATTGTGCGGGTGGAGTTGTAACCACAGGAACGTCTATCGCAGGAGTTTCTGCCGACTTTGTAGATACGAAATCCGCATCTGTCGGAGAATCTGATTTTTTTGATACAGGTGCTGTTGGTTCTTTTGATGCGACGGTTGACGCGGCGGGCGATCTTGGTGGTGCCGCTAGGTCGGGTTTTTTTGTCAGTGCATCCAATCTTGCAGATCTTGTAGATGAACTCGATGGTTGTGGTGAACCCTGTGGTTTGGTGGAGGTGGGGTCCGCAATTGGTGATAATTTTTTGCTTGGTGATTTGGCAATTGCTGGTTCTTCTTGCTGTGTGGTAGATGCCACCTGCTGTGTTTGTCTCTTTTGCTTACCCCGTTTTTTGTAATACAAATTCATTCCACCTTTTCCGCGAGTTGGATCAGAAGAAAAATGTGTGCCTTTTTTTAGTGCTTTTTGTTTATACTCGGTGGATGGAAATGTCACCAACCATCCATCCTTATTGTATGCTTGACGTTCGGGATATTTACCTTCATCCATGAATTTTTTAACAAATTTATTTACAATTTGCTCATCCTCACACACATCATAAATTGCTTCCGCGACAACTTGTAAATGATCTGAATTTCTTAAATCTACCACACCGTCATGTATTCTGGGATCTAAAGACGCTTCCGTTATTATATTGTATATGAGATCGTTCATGATTTTTTTTGTTTTTATGCAGTCGTTGTTGCTGCGGCTGCACCCACATCGCCTGCGGCTTGTGATTTGCTTCTGCCCATTCCGGGTACATACATGTATAATTTTCCAAATCCAAGTGCTACAAACTCCAGTGTTTTGATCTTGGACTCATCGTACAACACTGCGTCGTTGGTTCCCTTCTTTTTATTAATGATGATCATTCTCTTGTACTTTCCTATTACAAGATTTATAACTTCGTCCTGTACTCTTTTTTCATCCCAATTCTCTCTAAAGAAAGCCAGCTTCATTGCCTTGTCTGCGATTGCGTCATCGCCTTCTTCGTCCTTGGGAGATATCGGCACATTCAATGTAGTTTCTTCTCCCTGTGTGGAATCTATTGCTGCACTTAGTTCAGGTACTTTGTCGTCGGGTACTTTAAATTCACGGTGTTTATTTCCAATGTCAATTTCCACCGATCCAATTGATTTTTTTTCTTTGTTTTCTGGATTATTTTTTCTTTGAATTATCTTCTCGGATATTAAAAAAATTGAATCTAGTAAAAATTTTGAAACTTCGCCTACTTTTGGATCTTTAAAAAATGAATTGATTGCAGTTTCGTGTTTTTCCAAATTTGAATCCGTTCCAATGTCAGGATACAACCCCCCATTACTTATGCCTTTGTCGTTCAATACCTTGAGCATGAAGTCTTTCATTTTTGGCGTTTTGTTTACAGCAAGAGCAAGTTCATGTATTGCAATATTAAACTTTGAATTTGAAAACCCAGTCAAAGTCGGCGCACTTATTGCAATTGTGGCACCTGTCACTTCTTTGACTTCCACCCCGCCTTGTTTATCTGCAAGTTCAGCAAACAAAATATCCATTTCAGTTCCGCCACCAGACCTTGCGCCTTTCAGAATAAAAACAATAGGTATTTCTCCACGGCCACCGCCAGCAAATTTAACATCATCAATTGCATTGATCAATGATTGAAATTCTGGGTATTTAGTTCCCTTGTATATTTCAATGGCTTCTTCAATCGTTGGTATACTATCATACATGGATTTGTATTTTTTTACCAAAGATTGGTTTGGAAAAGTTTCAAATACTCTTTTCAATTTTTGTACATTTGCTATAGACACCGATTTACGATTTCTCAACGATTTTAATTTTTCATCTTTCTCGGCTTTTACCAAAGCATCGCTCTGATTTTCTTTATTTCCTATCTTATAAGTCTTATCTGGAAATTCGCGTGGACCTTTATATATGGATTTATCTGGATATTTGTTTTGTTCCGGGTGTCCAACTGATATAAAATGCAGTATCTTTTTGCGGTCCTTTGGATCAATTACTTTAAAAATATAATCACGGTCATCACCATATACTTTGGGTTCTTCACCCTCGGTAAACACCGGGGCCGTGACTTCTCCAATTTCAGATTCAGACAATCCATACTCAAGTAGCATATCTTCAAATATTTCTGCATTCTCCGGTGTGCTATAACCACCAACCAATCCATCATGCGAACGCATTGCCCACTCATTCAAAATGTCGTTTATGATTTTGTTTTTGTCCATGGTATATAAATATTCATATATACCACAAAACCGCCTATGATATATACAACTATATTATAAATATCAAGCAAGATCAATATGCTTCATATCTTTGTAATTTTTACCAATATATACTTTGACCGGAAACTTGTCGCGTTCCATGATACTTTTTAGTCTTTTTATAGTATCCATCTTGTCGTCTTTGTGCATATCAAACAATATGCTGTCATATGTATATAGCACAGTCTTACTTTTCTTGTTTTTTAGGTATTCTAATAGATCACCTAAAACATCTACTGCCATCTCGGTTTCAAATGCTTGTAATATATAATTAAACAATTTGCTTGGATTGGCTTGTGGAATATGACAAGTCTTGATTTTTCTTTTATATTTGGGAGTTTCAATATATCCATTCTCATTATAGAACTTCCATCTATGGTCAATATACTCTTGAATCTTGGCAAAGTATGGTATGTGCAGCCATTTCTTATCAAACCCTCCATAGATCTGTGGAAAGGTATATGCTTTGGCTACTGCAATATCTTCTTCATTGGCTGCTTTCTTATTAAAATAATACTTGGATAGATAAGCATATGGATTTTCATTCTTTTCCATATGAAAGTTGACCAAATGAGCAATAAGACGAGGATGAAAAGCATTATAATCCATCATAACAAGCATACCATCATTGCCATGTCTACTCACAAAACATGTTCTGCTATCATCGCTTTTATTTAAAGCAGCATAATTTACACTTGCAAAACGATTGCTTGGTCTGCCTGTTGAAGTCAACAAGTTATATTGTGTATATACCAGATTGTTTTTTACATGCTTGGTTTGTTCATTACCAAATTCTTCAGTAAAATCCTCATTCACGCATATGCCATTGGCTTCAAGTTCTGCAAAACAGTTTGTGGTGGTATTGTTTACAAACTTAAATCCATCTTCTTTTATAATACTTGTGTCTAGTTCATCAATACCTTTTATTTTTTCCATGAATGAGCGAGCATGCTTTAGCAATGGCACACACATGTTTACATCTGGTACATTTCTAAAATTATTTTCAACAAACTTGTGAGCATTGGTATTATAGTCAGTATCATCAATTTTACCGTCGCTCAAATACTTTATCAAATTAACATCCACAAAATCATAATCTTCGCCCATCAATTGCACCATATTCTTTTTGTCTATAACAAACTTGTTGCGAATACTGATTTTCAATGCTTCTTTGATTTTATACAAAGATTCTGGTGGAGTCGAACCTTCATTGTGTTTTATTGGCACGCACCAATATGATTTTGATATCAAAAAGTAAAAGAACAAAACACTAACTTCATTATTTGCAATATGCTTTTCTGCGTCCATATACACTGCATCTATCACCATAATATCTGATGTGATATGAGACATCAACAATTCCAAGTCAAAATCTGTTTCTACAATTTGCACATATTCACGTTGAATGAAATTTGTGCGTTTGTCAAACAGATATCAACGACCCTGCCAATATTCCAAAAGATTGTTCAAAGTGCGAGATAGATCAACTTCATCTTCTCGCATCACTCTGTCAATTTCGGATCTATTTTGATCCATCACACCGGCATTGTTCATAATACCGTTTAAAAATACGTCATGTTTCTGGCCTGAGATTTTCCATTTGATACTTGTAATTTTATACAACGGACTTGTGTTTTGAGATGCAGTAGTATTTTTTATTTCAATAACCAAATTTTCATTTATTTTTTTGGCAAAATATCTAACAATATATCCATTCTCATAATCTTTGCTAGTTGGTGCTGGTTTATATCTTGCCATTATTGTTAATGTGCCAACTCCATCAAATTCTCCATATGAATTTTTTAATGTATCGTTGTATATCATAACACTGTGAGTGGTCTCACTTGCGCCACTATAGTTGTTGTCCAATTCTTGTCTTCTATAGATTGTTTAGTGTCTGATACCTGCCACACCGCATTGGAATAATTATATGTTTCCGGTGCATGGTCTATAGTAAATTGTGATAAAAAATTCATTCCGGATATTCCAAGAAGTTCCAAAGTCAAAGTTGTGTTTGGCATTATTGCGTTGTTCTGATACACAGCTTTTGTGTCGGGTATAGATAATACATAATTCATGAATTGCTTTTCTGGTTCGCATATATAATATTTTTGTAGTTTGCCAGAGAGATCTTTTTTGTAATAAATACAATCTTTGAATTTCTCTTCGGACCTTTCCAATTGCTTTTTCTTAAGCGCAGCTGCTTCTTCTTTTTGCTGTTGAGCAAGTTCTTGAAGTTCCTGTGCATTCGGCTGTTGTTGCTTGCCGGGTGTTATGTCTGATGCGACTGCACTTGACAAATTTCCTTTTTCATACAACCGATCACCGTCGGAATATCTACTTTCTATGGGATCAGCCTTAACGTTTTTTGTCTGAGTTGATCCATCTCTATCATTGCCAGGATTTGCGCTTTGCATTACCAATTGGCTCATCATCTCAGAACTTACTTTGACATCAAATGAAATAGATTTTATTGAATTGTTATTTACAGATCCCAATGAAATTCTTGGAAGTCTGGCAGCGTCACTAACAGTTGATATTGCTGGTAAATTTTCATCATATACAGAATATTTTTCATTTCCATATTCAGCCGGAATAAGTTTCAGCTGACATATTTGACACAATGCTTCGTTGATGTCCTGCAAAAGTTGTTCAATTAATTTTAACAACGAATCATTTTTTTCTACCAATGATACAAAATGGTCCGACTTTATAAATATATCTTTTAAATATCCCCAATATCCAGACTTTAATGCCTGTGAAAATTCGGGCTCTACATCTTCATATATATCAGTATATACATCAACATCTTCATATACTGGAAAAGATTTTCCGTATGGATTTATAACCGACTTTAAATCATCAAATTTTATTGAATCTAGTTTATATTCATCTGTTATTCTTTCGGATCTTTGCTTGAAAAGATTGGTATATGTCGCATCTTCGACTGTTGCAGTTGTTGCTGCGGTATCTTTGAATATAAATCTTGGGGCGTATTGATTGGGAACAAGAATATTTTTTCCAACCGATTTTATGAAGGGACTTGATGCTATTTTTGTTTCAGATATGTCAAAGTTTCGTATTTTTCCATTGCATGGGTCGGACATTGTGACTTCAAAAAAAGAATTAATAATGTTTGCCACCAAATCCATTCTTAGCCACATTCCCGGTTTGTTGGATGAACTATCGTCATTTTTTATTCTAAAAATAGTTTCTTTTATGTTATCTCTATAATATGTTTGGTATCCTTCATCATCATATGCTTTTTCGCCAATGTTTAGGTCGCTTCGCATTTTTACCATTTTTGGTTTGTCCGAATCAATATTTTTTAAATCTCGACTAACAAATTCCTTGAAATTTTTTATTGGTAGTTGGTTATTTCCATCCTTGATTGTTACGGTTTTATTATTGAGTTGTTCACCTTCAACAAGTCGGCTGGCATTTATTATGGTCGTTGAACAATCATATCCACCGGCTTCATTCATTTTTATTGTATAATCAACTACAAATCCTATACCAGCATCATAGTTTCCATTTGATGATTTTAAATATTCCAATGTATATGACGGATCGGTGAACATCTTATTTATCCAATCCAAATCTGTTAGATCAACTAGCGAATTTGTATCGTAATTACTCCATCCCCATTCAACCAAACATGTTATTCTGGGTGTAAGGAAGTATGGTGTGAGATAGTTCAATTGTGCAAGTGAATGACACTTCCAATTAATCGTTACTTTTCTGCATGCGTTTGGAAAACCTGCGTTTGACCCTGCCATCTCGCAAGTGACCGAATCCACGCTTGGCGGTGGGCGGTGTGAAAAATCGGATCTGTTTATGAATTTTTTATCTCTACCTTCTGACACAGACGTGTCGGTTTTTATTTTATGTGGTAAACCCCGCGCATCTACTCCTATAGTATTTTTTTTATCAGGTGTAAATCCAAAACTTTCCTCAAAGTCGTATACTCCACCCAAAACAAATCCGTCAAGTTTACTTGCACCTTCCAATTTTGATTTTCCGTTTGAAAAAAATCGCACCCACGCAGTTCTTGGTCCACTATATGGACCTTCGTCTGCAAGTATGTTGATATCATACTCTTGTCCTCTGCGTTGCATTTCTTCATATACCCAAGTTGGTAATGGATGTAATCCCCACGGTACTACGGAAATAATGTCACTCATAACTATTATATGCTATTTTCTCTATTAAAATTATTTACAATTAAATTTATGTTCTGCGGTATTCTTACTTGCTGGCCTGTGGGTGCTTTTAATGTTGCCTTTATGCCATTGGCTTGAGCAATTACCCACCATAGCGTACTGTCTTTATAAAACTTATATGCAAGACTGTCAAGATAATCCGTATCACTTGCTATTATATATATGTCATCAAATCCTATTGGAATTTTTGGATATCGAGTGGTTTTGTATACGCGTTTACCATCGTATCTTTTGGATATATTATTATTTTGTGTATATCTATTCATTTTGCTTTTTATATTCAACTGGCTACAAAATCTCCGCTTCCCATCTTCATTTCCCAGTCATTTTCGCGTTCCTTTGGACCAAAATGATTTTCGTTGGTAATTGACTGTTTTCTTTCAATCAATGCAAGTTGCACAGTCACGTCTATAATATTGGGAAGTTGCTTGGAAGTTGCGTCGATTGTGAGTTCTTTAGTTTTACCAAAAAAATATTTATAAGTATCATCTCTTAATGTTTCCCAAGTAGCATCATCTGGTATTGATATGGCCACGTTTCTTAATATGGCTGGCTGGTCATCATATAAATCTCCAATTCTAAAACGTATCATAGGTGGAACTATAAATTGACTTTCTCTTCCAGAAGTGTCTATATAATTATCTCCCAATCCAAGACCATTTGCAAATTCATTCACTGCTGTGGTATCTTCGTTTGTAACTGTGGCTTTGCCTGTATAACCGCTTGGTCGGGTCAGTCCCACAAGATAATTTATTCTTTTCCACATAGGAACAAGTTCTCGTATGCTATTGGCATATACTTTGAAAGTGAAAGTTGCATCGCGAGAAAATCCCTTGTATATATAAAGATTATCTGCTCTGCCCATATATTTTACCGTTTCCCAATCCGCTGTATTGTTGTCTGTTATACTAGAAATTGTTGCTCTGAAAGGTATATATATCTCGTTGACCAAATCGTAAAAATAAAAAAATATGAGATCTCTGGATTGATCGCTATCATTTAAATACATATCTCGTTTGTTTTTTGTTGGCAAAAGTGAATTGTATTCATCTTGCTCACCTATTTCGTTTATATCCGTGTTTGCTTTTGCAAAGCTGCGATTATCTATCTTGATCTCATCTACAACTCCTCCATTTTCTTTGAGATAATCCAAGAATGGACCAGACAACACAGTAGATTTTTCAACAACATCTGCTTTGCTATTTTCTGGATATATTGCAGCATAATTGTTGTATTCGTGAACCCCTATGTCCAGATTTGTAGTATATCTTTCAGCAGATGCTCTAAATTGAGCAGTACCGGTTGTTTCATTGGCCGGTTTTAGGTTTCTAACCATTCTTTTATAAATACTTATTATATTTGTTTTGCTTCCTGCACCAACAAAAAACGGCGACATTATTGTTGTTCCGGAATTTGCATCTACTCCCACGGCTTGCGACTGTATCGTATTGGTCTGGGATGTGGAGTTTTGAATGAAAGCGCCAATAGTTTGATTTTTAATTGCATCAGGTGATGCGTAATATGAATATTTTGAGTTTGGGTCTATACTGTCTGGGTAGTATTTATGGAACGCAGACACCGGTATCAACTTAGATGGTATATTTCCTGCAAATGTGGCAGTGTCATTATAGAATAAATTGGAACTGTTGGCTGTGCTATATGCTCCAAGGTTATTATTTCCATCATCTTTAAAAAAATGATATGCTCCATCATATTTTGACTGGCGTTCACTTCCATTAGAATACTCCGGTCTATATTCCCATTGAATAATACCTGTTCCGGAGGTACCATAATTATTAAAACTTGGATCTGACCATATTCTCGAGAAATTAACATATCCATCCATCGCAGTTTTGTATCTCAATGAACCATACTTGGCGTCTCCTTTAAGCAAAACAAAGTTTGCAAATGGACCAGTTGCAGTTCCTTGAATTTTACCATTGTCCAATTGTAATCCATTATATTTAGCAGAACTTAGTTTGGCTGTCTGATAATTGAGAGGTATATTTCTATCTATACCAATGCGAGCAGTCAAATCTGACGGAAGATCATTCTTGGTTAAATAATCTGGATTAAATATTTTATCTTCTCTCGCATAATATATGTTTCTTCTATCATCATTGGTTAATCTTTTTATTGGATAAATACCATCTGATGGAGTCGTTAATACATTAAGTATGAATTTTCCAATAGACTTTAATGCGGTGTTGAGTGACATATTCTATAAATATTATGATACCCTTGCAAGCGCCTTTGACACCAACGTTCCATCCATGTGTACAGCAACTGCACCACCCGTCAGTAGGTTTATTAGCTCATCAAGCTTTGATATCATCGCATCAGAATTATTATTAACATTAACTACAGGTGTTGCACCACCGGCTGCGCCGCCAAGTGAGGATATTGCATCTGTTAATTTATCTATACTCATCTTGAGTTCATCCATATTTACGATTTCAACCATATGATTGATCTTACTTTCTACTATTGATTTTGCTTCAATAGCAGCCTTTGATGCGTCTTTTCCTCCAAAAAATCTACCAATTAATGGAATGCTACTTACAAATTCCATAACTTTTTTGAATGCTGAAGAAAGCGTGTTGAAAATTGTTCCACCCATTGATTTTATTGCATCCACAATCATACGCGCTATGCCAACGTTTTTTCCAAATATTCCAGACACAAAATTCATAACTTTTTTGAACGGACTTGATAGCGCATCAAATATCATTGAACCAACAGATGTAAGTCCGTCAACTAGCATAAGTCCAATTCCGGATGGGGATTCTCCAGCAAGTTGGGAATCGCTTTTAAACCAACCAAGAAATTTTTTGAATGGCCATTTAAGCACATCAAACACTATGTTTTTAATACTGCTAAGTCCATCAACAATCTTATCGGTGAATCCGTCGCCAAATAACTTTCTTGAAATCCATTCCCCAATATCCACAAACACCGAAAGAAATACATCATACAATACCGCCGGAATTGCCACCAGTGCCTTTAGTATTTTTTCACCGGGATTTAAACTGTCGTCGTTCCATAGGTCAATAAATTTGCTGCCAAGTTTATATATTGCTTCCAAACCACTGATGACCCAGCCTATAAATGGTACTTTTTTTATTCCAATAGAGAAAATTTTTAAAAATTTTGTTCCAAATTTTCCAAGGAATGTGAATAATCTTGCAAAAACTCCACCACCACTGGCAATTCCACCAAAAAATCGAGACACCGCTGTGCCCATATTCTTAAATATAGAAATTATGGTTCCACCAAATTCCATGATTTTTGGTCCCAGAATTGATCCAAAAAGATTTTTAATTGATGTAAAAAATATAGAAAATGCATCACCGATGGGTTTTAGTATGGTTTTTAATGCGGAAACCCTTCCTCCGACATAACCAAAAAACGCAGAAACGCTTCTGCCAATACCAGAGAACATACCAGCACCAGAAAACGCACTGGACAATGCGGTTTTTAATGCGGAAACCCTTCCTCCGACATAACCAAAAAACGCAGAAACGCTTCTGCCAATACCAGTACCAGAAAACACATTGGAGACTGCAGTTCCAATATTTTTGAATGCTGTCCAAATTTGACCAACTCTCAAACTCATGAGTCTAAAATATGCGTTAGTGCGTCCAAGTGTTCCTGTAAAAAAACTCCACCAAAGATATATTTTTGCTATTCCGCCCGCTAATTCTCCTAGTTTTTCCATCCATTTGGCGGCGCTTTCTGTGAATTTTGCCACCCCAGCCATCGCCTTTTCCATTGACATGGCGCTATTGTTTCCGGATCTCAAGGAGCTTCCAATGATATCAAATGGTTTCAACATTCCTTTCACAAATGAAGAAATTAATTTTATTGGTATTATAAGCAGTCTAACCGCCGTTATTATAATAGGCATTATAATATTTGCAATTGGAAGCAATGCGTCTGATATATCGGTCCAAATTTGTTTGAAAGAATTTGTAAGTTTGTTTAATTCGGTCTGACGCATCTGTCTCTTTACAAGTTCTTCTCCTTGCTTTACAAGATCATTTGTTCCAGCCTTTTCATCCTCTCTTAGTTTTTTCTGCATCGCCATATATTCTTTAAACATTTCTGGGCGTTCTTTTTCTAATGCAGCTAATATTTTTGTCTGATTTTGCTGTTGAATAATTTCGTCAACTGTCATATGAGCCGCCTTTGCAACTTCTTCTTGTTGTAGAATATCCAACTTATTAAAATCTCCAAGTTTTGAAATTTCTTTCAATGCAAGTTGTCTTGATTTTACAATGTCTTTTTCAAATGCAGCTCTTCTGGCAGCTTGGAAGTTTAGAGACTTTCCAACCATGGCTGATGCTGTTAATTCAGATGTTATTGAATCTTGAAAATTTAAAAATCCCCTAGATGACTTTGATAAAGAATTGATGGTTGTTCCAAGTCTTCTGGCTTCAACCGCAGCTCTCATCAAAGCTAAAGGACTTTTTGATAAGAATTTTAAAGAGTCTTCGGATGCTTCTGCAATATCCTTCATTACCATAGCAGGAGCAACTCCTCCCATTTCAGCAAGTCGTGCAGCTGCGCCCATCATTTGAGTGGCAGTAATTCCAGACGATTTTGATATTGAAGTAAAAATGCTTCTTATCTTGGCAGAATCTTCAACCGATATTCCTAAATTTGCTGCCATTTGAGCAGTATCTTTTACCATATCTTTGGTTACTATACCAATTACTTGAAATTGATTGGTTAATGCAGATGCTGCTCCATATGCTTCATCCAATCCAACTCCAATCTGAGCCATTTCAGCATTTACTTCTCTTGCAGAATTATTCAACTCTCTTGTTTGAGAAACTAAAAATCCGGTTTTAATTCTAAATTCTCCGGCTGCTTTATCCAATTCTTTCCAGCGTTCTAATGAAGCTTGCAATAATGCCAGCCATGCAGTCAATCCACCTTTGGCAACATCCATTACCAATGATTTTATTTTTCCAAATTCTTTTGATTCTTCAGTGAGTGGTTTTATTAATGCTTCATGAAGTTTGCCCACTTTTTCTGCAAGTTCTTTTCTGTCTGTTTCTGTTCTATATATCTTTTCACCAAGGATTAAATTTGCTTTAAGTTTGGTTTCTTGTCGTTGCAATGCAACTAAAATATTATCGCGCATCTCACTTTGAAGCTTTGTATTTTGTGTTATCTGTCTTTCTAGTTCAAGAGATTTATCTACCAACATCATAAGCCTCGTTCTCGCACCCTCTTTTTCAACACCTTCACTTTTGTCATCACTTAAAATATTTCTCTGTGCCTGTATTCTATCGTTTGTGAGTGTTTTTTCTTGGTCTAAAAATTTAAGCTTTTCTTTAATTTTTTCGGTTTCTCTGCCCAACAGGTTTGATTGTCGTTTTTTGTTCTCACTGATTTGTTTTTCAATACTTTCATTAAATTGTTTGCTACGCTGCATTCCAGATTCTGCCGATTGCAATGCTTTTGTTGCATCAAGCCAAACATTTGTTTGTTTTGCCGATTTCTGTATTTCTTCTGTTATACCTCTAAAAGTACGCGAAATATCCTCGGCAGATTCTTTAATCGCTTCGAGTTTATCGTATGTTTCGTCAGTTATGGTGGGTTCATCAGCCATGTTATATGATATTTATTATATCTTATATAAGTATATAATAACCGACATTTTTACCATTATCGTATAGCTGGACGATGTATTTTTCCAGTAGAATTTTGTCCATTCTCAGAAGACTTGTGCTGATCAGCCTCGTTCTTTTTGGTGTCTGCCAGCTTTTTTATATAAAATCTTCGCAAATATACAGGCAGAGTATATGCCTCAGAATGACTGAATGCGCCGTTACTATAATAACAGAGGTTAAATACCTCTTCGTGCAGAGCTATTTTATACTCCAGAGGAAGGCCAAAAGAAGTCTACACCCAATGGCAATGCCATCCGCTCGTTGTGTCCGCACGCGGTACATGTAAAATCAAATGTCATGTCCATGTCTGGAGTATTTTGTCTTATATATTTACGAAAAGATATGCTGTCTTTGGCAAGCATATTATCCACAAACTTTTTAATCAATCCTCTATCATTGTTTCCATCAATTGCTATAATGGTGTATTTTAAACGCGTGGTCATTTCTGGTGCGTTTGTTTTTGATAGTTTCGCCAAACCTTTCAATTCAGCATCAATATCATTTTCATCTTTGTGAGTAAGAAGTCTGTATGTAAGATTCTTTTTAGATATTGGCAGTTCAAAATTAAATGCATTTTCACCTTTTGTATGTTTGGTAAAATCAAATTCTTTGAACTTTACATCTCCAAGATTAATTTCTACTTCATTTTCTTCTCCGCATTTTGGACATGTAATTTTTGCAGAATATTTATCTCCATACGCCAATCTACGTGCTGCAACTAATATAGCATTTTTGTCACCAACCACAATATCATCAAGTTTAACATTTGGAGTAACAATGATTGCTTTCAACAATTCATCAAGTACAACTCCCTTTTTAATAAGATTTTGGTTGGTAAGAATATCTTCTTCTCTTGCGGTCATGTGTTTCAATTGAATGCGACCTGATGACAATGGAGAAGATAATGGATAAAAATAGCCTTCTGATGGAATGTCTATATATTCAACTGGAAAATCCAACTTTGTTTCGGCTGGCGTGACTGCCTGTTGGTTTTGTGTATGCACTGATGTTGAAACAGGTGCTGCTTGTCTTGATACTGGTATTGTATTATCCATATTTATATAACGGTTGTTTGTTATATATATGAACTACAAAAAGTTTTGTGTATATATAAAAACTAAGATATTATTTATATCTTTTTCTTTGAGTCTGATTCAACTGCTTTCTTTTTGTTTGCAGTAATCAATTGAATAACACCCATCAATAATATAGAACCAGCCGCTATTGCTCCTATAATCCACATAGGAACAGTGGTTGCCATATATGCAAGACCCAGAAATGTGATGCCAGAAAAAATCATATTGAAGCTTTTGAACAACACACCAAGAATCACAAACAATATTCCAATACCACCCAACAATCTAACCAACCATACCATAAGTTCTTGTTGTTGTGCTTCTTTTAATAAACGAACTTGATCAACTGCGTCAGCACGAATGCGATCAACTTCTATTTTCTTTTCGGCTTCTATTTTTTCAATTGCAATACGATTAGCTTCTTTTAGTTGCGACTTTTCTTTTTCTTTTTGAACAATTATTGCTTCAGCATCATCCAATTGAGCTTTTTGATTCACAGCCAATTCAATTGTTGCTTTGTATTTTATATACAATCCATCTATACTTTTTTGAAGAGATTCTTTAATAATTTTTTCTTCAGCAACTTCTTTTTGAATTTCTGATTTTTTAGCGTCAGTTAGAACATCTGTACGCATCATTATTTCTTTTGAACGTAGATGTGCAATGGTGGTATTAATGTCTACTTTTTTCTTTTCTTGAGTTACATGATATACACCATAGTTTATTTCTGATATCTTAGCGAAATTCTCAAGGTCTTTTTCGCGAAGATCATTATATGCCTTTTGTGTTTCTGCCTTTAACTTGGCATATTCAGCCTCCATATTTTTTTTGTCATCTGCTGCTTTTTTTTCCGCTATTTCTGCCCTTTCCATTGCTTCTTTTGCTGACTGCGCTGCAACAACTGCCGCCACATTTACTTCTGGTTCTTTTGCTATTTGTTCGGATTTTTCCGGTTTCTTTCCAAAACTAGGCATCTTTGGTATACTTGGACATCCTGTCAATAGAAACAGAGCCAGAAATGATATGACTAGTTTTTTCATGATATTATTTGATTGCTTGTTTTGCTCGTTTTGCTGCTTGTAGTTTCTTAATAATAAAGGCACGCTGTGCAGCTTTTCTTTTTTCTTCTGAAGATGACATAGCAGCAAGATCGCTTTCTGGAGCGTCGTCTAGTTGATTGTCTGTGTCAGCAGAAAGTTCTTTTCTCAATTCATCTGCGGTTTTCTTGACAAACGCTGGATCTAGATTGAGAGATACTTCTTCTTCGCTTGCACTTGAAGACAATTGTTGCATGATATCGCTGTCTGTTGTGTTGGGAGCAGCGGTCAAAATATTTTCAATTGCACCACGAGTTGCTGTATCAAAGTCAGATCCACCGACACTTGAAACTGGTGCAACTTTCTTTGGACGACCCATACCAGCAATTCCTTTTGGAATATATGGTCCTTTTGGAGCTTCGGTTGGTGTGCCATCTGGAATGGTCTTGTGACCTTTGACTGCCCAGCCGGTTGGAGAACTTGAATCTTGCACTTTAAACTTGCTGCCCACAGCACCTTTAACACGAATTTCTTCAATGTCCGATTCTGCAATAGCTTCGCGAATCATTCCCAAGATGTCTTCTTTGAGACTGCCCATATTTTTTGATGTGGATGGTTTTTTGAATCCAGATAATCTTTTGGTTTCGTCAATACGTTTTTGCTTTGCTGCAACAACTTCTTGAATAATTACTTTTAGTAGTGCTTTTAGTTCAGATTTTTTCATGGTAGTTTTGTTTTCTTGTAAATTATTTTCGCTGATTTTTGTATTTGGCATATCAGATTCAATCCACTTCTTTACTTTTTCAATCATATCTGAAGATTTCCAGTTAATTTCATATGGACTTATGTTCACGTCATGTTCTTTACCGTCCGGTCCTTTGACATAATGAAACAACTTGATATTGTCTTCTTCACGATCTTCATCTGCCCAAAATTTATATGGTCCTTTGCTAGTTTGAATCATAACAGAATTGTCAAACAACTCATTCAAATCAGTAGCATGTGTGTCTTGTGGCAATGGATGTTGATCTTGTAGCATTTCTTTGATCAAATCCTTTAGTTCAGATTTTTTCATAATTTATTGTTTATCTTTTATAGCATTTATTCTGTCAATGACTTGACCTTGCTTCTTTGACAAACTTGCTTTTTTACGTTCAAGTCCTTCTATTTTTCTTTGAACTGGTGCATGCAGTTTGACTATATCAGCGTCAATTTTGCGAATATCATTCGTGATTTTATCCAAAGCAGCTTGATATATTGCCAATGATTTTTTGTCTGAATCAGTCATACCAGATTCTGGAGCAGATACTCCAACCTCGGCTGCACCAACTTCACCAATTTCCTGAATAGTTTCATTTTGTTCAACTGAATCTGTATTTACACTAAAATACAAAACGCCGTTGTTTTCATAAATTTCTACAATTTCCAAATTGTGTGAACCGGCGTGAGTCATTATCTTCACATCTTTTATAGAATTTTCACCAACAATTTTATTCACAGCATCAGCGTTCTGACCAATATTTTCATTCAGTTTACGCTGAACAATTTCTTTGATAAGATTTCTTAGTTCAAATTTTTTCATTTGCCGTGCATTTTTAATATTTCAGCAGCAGCGGCTTTTGCTTTTTTAGCCAATTCAACTTCACGCTTTTCTTCTGGATTATTCATGTCTGTTTCATCATGTTCTTCATTCATTCCTTTAGCTTCCCAAGCAGCCCACATTTCACAAACACGCTGATTACCTTCATTTTTAGAATTATGCATCTTCCACATTGTTGCATAAGCTTTTTGTGGAACATCTTTGTATCTACTCAACAATTTCTTTTTAAGAGCAGCTGGAAAATTTGGTGGAGTTCCTTCTTGTAGATTGGTTTCAGCCACTCCCAATCCAATTGCTTCTTTTACTATTTGTCTTACCAGTTGTTTTAGTTGATCTTTATTCATAGATTTTCTATTCTTATTTTTAAGTATATATAAATATCAATAAGTTTATAAAAAAAGTGTATTTAAGTTACACAGTGTTTGCATTTATTGTGTGATTTGTGTGGCTTGGAATCAAGATTGTATAGTCAGATATGAACAGATGTCAAGATCAAAATGCTCAACTACATGTTATTATAACAATATATAAAAAAGAAAACCACCGATTATTCGGTGGTTTTCAGGTGTAGAATTAAACTTTGACTTATTATATTAAAATTGCAGAATACAATAGTCCATGCTCAGTGTGACACTTATTGTCAACGCATCTCCTGCACTTGACCAATCCAGCGCAGTTGCATTGAAATCAACTTGTGAAGGAAACGCACCCTTGATGTCCCACTTTTCAACAATATCTCCAACAGGACCAAGAACTTGAATTTGTACGTCCTTCTTGTACATGTCGGCATACCCGTTGCGACCAGTGACAGATTCATGTGCCAGACGCACCCATTCCATGCATGCTTGAGCAGCAGACGGAACGATTGGATCATACAAAGTGATATTAATGTCCTGCCATTCACTCTTGCCTTTCAACTTGCGCTTCAAATTGATATGATCCATTGTTATAACACCAACGTTGATATTGGGACGACCGGCTGCTTTTATAGTATACGCGGGTATACCGTCGATATTCATTATGAAACGATTGGCCACTTTTGGCTCAAATGCTGTAAAGAAAATTTGATTTTGGTCTATTAGTTCTGCCATAATATTGGGTGTTTAATTGTTTGTTCTTTGATTATAAATATACAATAAAATATAAAATAGTTTAATTATTATCAAAATTATTTAATCTTATAATAAGATAATGTTGGGAATTTTATGAATGGTGTTGACATATTAATAAACGGTGTTCATTGTGCAATTATGACTATATTCAATATAGAAAGATCTTTTACAGAAAAAGCCAAGCGTCGTTGGAATAAAATCTTTATTGCTGTAGATGTGCATGATGTTATATTAGAAGCCAAATATAATCTAAATAATGATGGTGCGGATTATATGCCCAATGCAGTAAAAGTGTTGCAGCAATGGAGCAAGCGTGAAGATATATCTTTGATATTATGGACAAGTAGTCATGTCTTACCTGCCAGTAAAGTATTGGATAATCTTGAAAAACATAATGTATATTTCAAACATGTAAATTGCAATCCAGAATGTCCAAATGATGCATTGTGTGACTTTAGCAAAAAGTTTTATGCCAATGTAATTTTAGATGACAAGGCGGGATTTTCAGGAAACGACGATTGGTTTTTAATTGAAAAAGAATTGAAACGAATTGGAGAATGGAAAGAATAATTTAATATAGTACAAATAGTATTGACTATACCAATCAAATGTATAACAATAAATATTGTCAACTAATAACGGTTGATGCAACAAAAGAAAAATATGAAAAAGTATATCCTATTAGCACTAGCATCAGTATTGTCAGTTGTAGCCGCAGAAAAGAAAGAACGCCCGCCGCTGACTGATGAGCAAAAAGCAATCGTCGCAAAGTATGACACAAACAAGGATGGTAAATTGGACAAAGAAGAACGAGCAAAGATTACACCAGAAGATGCAGCAAAGTTGCCGCCTCCTGCCGCTGGTAAAAAGAAGCAATAAGTTCGTGAAGCAATAATTCACTTAAAAAAGAAGCCCCGAGAAATCGGGGCTTTTTTATTTCTTACTTTGAAAGTTTAGAAGCTATTCTTGCTATATCGCTATACACAGCATCATCATCTTTTTTGTATCTCGATGATATATCTTCAATATAAGGGTTTATGTCTGGATATATACCAAACTCAATTGCATACGATAATATTTGTTTTGCCGCGTTTTCAATTTCTCGTTCATACCCATCGTTGTTCATGGCAATTTCTTTTACAGCCTTTGGAACGGTTGCATATCTACCAAATAAGAAAATATAAGTCAGAACATCGGAAGGACCAAACCCACTAACTGCTCTATATGCATCCTTTAATGTGGCACCGGCTTCCAAAGTATCGTCAATCAGCAATACATTTGCTCCTTTTATTTTCTTGATCAAGTCAATAGAGTACCCTTCCGCAACAGTGTAAAACATGCTATAATACATTCTATTGGTAGCACCGACTTTTTTGATTTCAAATTCTTCTTCTCCGTGATTTTTTTTCTTAGACTCTAAATCTCGAATGACATATTCAAAATATGACAGATCTTTTTTTAGGCTCTTGGCTCGTTTGTACTGATGCCAAAATACGGGTGACAATTGTACGTTTTTCCATTTGTCTTTTTTCAAAAATCCTTCCAATACCACTGCATTTGGAACATATCGTTTAACTTCATTTGCAACGACGTAATTTAATTTGCTTTTTGATCCAAAAGGAATGATTACACTTATCTTTGATGCATCATACACTTCGGAGTTGAACAATCTTTCGACGGATATTTTAACCAAATTTCTTACAATCGATTTGCTGCCAGCACCGTGCTCTGGGTGCTTGACTGCATGGCGCAAATTTACAAGAGCAGTTTCCATATAATCATCGTCGCCGGCGTCTTTCATCGCCTGCACTGCTTTTGGCATGACCCTGAATGCAGCGTAAACTTTCATTCCATGTACTGTAAAAAATTTACGTGCATCATCGTCGTCGGTAGGAACCAATCCAAATTCACCCTCATCTTCGTCGGCCATCCAAGTCACAGATTTTCCATCCGGCGAAGATATACCGTCGTCAATTTTCTCTAATTCATTCACGCTCATCTTTTTATCATAGTTCTTGGCTATATTGTCTTTGATTTTATCCAAATATCCATGAGCACGAATAATCTTGAATACTATATTTTCTTCACTCAATTCGCCGCCACTATCCAAACCAGATTGACGATACTTATAAAGCTTGTCCAACAGACTCTTTAGAGCAGTTTCATCATGTTTTGACAATAGTGTTGTTATCTTCTTTTTGTATTCTTTATACTTCTTTTTTATAAGTTCTTTGTTGAAAGTTGGACTTTCTTTAACAGGTTCTTGAATCCAATCATTTTTATATACACTATATGAACTGGCTGAAGTAGGTACATGTGCTGTGTCTTGAACATATATTTCAACATCATGACCTTTCATGGTAATATTATGTTTGTTGTTCCAACCCACTTTTATAGCATCAAATAATGTTTGAGCATCATCTGCTGTCATATCTAAATCTTTAAAATCTGTGACAACATGCAAGTCAATGTCACTATAATCTGTCCAATTATAATTGGTGATGCTGCCAATGACAACAATATCATATATTTTTATATGTATATTATTTTCTTTCTTGAGATTGGCCACAAAATCTTGCGCGATTTTTAATAATCCTTTGCGCACTATATCATCAAGTTTGGCACCATCTTCATTGATGTTCCAAAGTTTTGGACAAAGATTATTGCGATATAAAGGATATTTCATTTTTTTAAAGCCATAACGTCGGTGATATGAAACTGTTCTTTTATCAAAATAGATCTCAGTTTTAAATTGCTCATATTGAGAGTATATCTCTAATTTTTTGTATACTGCTCGCTGTGTCTGTGTGATGAATGGCAATGTTGCCAGACACATTTTCCCATGCTGTTATGTTATCCGGCCTGCCGTCTTCTACGTCACCGGGACCGGTGTCATCCAACAACACATTCATAACATTCGGAATTTTTGTAGCATAGTTTGATTTCAAATAACCAGAGGTTGCAATTCTTACCTCAACCGTTGAATCAATATATTTTCTTATCCAAGCTTCTTTTTGTTTTTTAACATTGGAACCTTGTCCCGCGCTTAGTATTATGGGCGTCGGATTTTTAAAATTATCTTTTACAAAGTCCCACAAAATTTTTGCGTCTGGTAGAGGATCTAGATTCAACCAAAAATTTGGATTTTTTTCTACAACATCCCAAAAAGCATTTTTTCCATTTTTTTTAGAATATTCTTTTGGTGTCATTGTTGTTATTTTTTTGAACCCACCATCCAAATCAACGAGAACTCCGTCCATATCTACGTATAATTGAATTTTTAATGGATTTTCACCATCTTCTTTGGCCACCGCTTCTTTCAAGATATTCTTCAGTAATATATGCATATCTTATAAATATATCAATACTACTCAATATATCAATAAAAAAACCCACCTTTCGGTGGGTTTTTGAGTTTAATTTTTTATACTATATTAGGCGCCAGGAAAAGTAGCACCCGTTGGTAGTACATTGAAATCAAGTACAATGAATTCCGCAGTGCGTGTTGGCTGGATGAATATTTGACCATACAATATACCACGATCAACTATATCTGGAGTATTGTTACTATCATCCATAACTACTTTGAATGAATAGATACCGGAACGTTGTTGTACGCTCTCCAAGTATGGATTTACAATATTCAAGAAACGTTGGCGTGTCGTGCTGACGTTTTGTTCAAACACCAGATAGCGACTTGACGACGCAATGAACTTCTTCAATGCAATCAACAAACGACGTACATTGATGCGATCCAAAGCGGAAGGCTGACGTTGCAGTGTCTTTTGACCCCACGCCACAACACCTTGTCCTGGAAACGCAGCAATTGGATTGATGCGACCTTCATATAGAGTATCGCGTTCGGTGTGAGACAATCTGTCAGCCACCGATATGGCAGTTGCAATACCGCCACGGTTTAGACCGGCAGGAGCAAACCATTCAGCCGCTACCTTGTCGTTTGAAGCATATACACCCATCATAACAACCGACGGAGGAACTGTCATTATCTTGTTGCTGTTTGATTCGCTGATCTTGACCCAAGGATAATACGATGCTGCATAATTTGTATCAAATTCACCGGCCAAATCAACAACATTTTGAATAGCAGCCGCACCAGCTGTTTGATTTGGTGCAATGTCCATGATATAAAACGCATCACCACGGCGTTCACATACATCAACGATTGATGTTGCGACGTATGAATGATCGTCATAATTGATACCAGGTGCAACCACGAGATTGAAATCAAACTCGTCGGCATTGCTCAATGCAGAAATAGCTTGTCTATACGCATAAGTCCCACGACTTGTTGATGTAGAACAATCTAGTCCTTGTTGATTTGTTGGAAGAATATCATCTCCGATAAGAATTGGCATTGATGGAGATTGACCATCAAATCCACCTTGGAAACCAAGAATGAAACGACGTTTCTTAACATTCAAGGATTCTTGGGAAGCAACATATAGTGGAGATATTCCGCAGTCATTTTCCAGATCAAATGCTACATTTGAATTAACAGATGCGCCTTGTGGAACTGGTGCGAAATATTGCTTGTTGTCAAGTTCAGGTCCAACCGACGATCCGTTTGGATATAATCCCGCTAATTCTGCATCTGCTTGACCAGGTGCTGGATTAAATACCACACCTGATGCATAACGACCAACTTGTAGGGTATATACAGATGCACTACAATATTGCATTGCTGCTAATTTACCAAGACGAGCATAATCTCCACCGATTGGTGATGTATATGGACCAAATCCAAATGGAATTGAACCGACTGGCCATGGTGATGTTGCTGTTTCAACGCGAATATATTTACTCTTTTGTGGAAAAGTTCCATTTTCAATTATTTTACCATTGAAGTCTATATAGTTGTATGTATCACCAATTCGACGAGCAATAAAGTTTGGACTGTCTGGATCAATATTCAAATTATCGTAACGTTCTAAATAATTTGGTTTTAGATCAGTATCTCCATAGCCACGTAACCCAAGAGTAAATGATCCGTACTTTGTGCCTGATATTGATCCTGGACTGCGAACATTGCTGATTTCAACTTTATACATCAAGTTTGATGTGGTACCATCGCTCAAAGTATGAACCTTGAATAGATCATAAGCCTGCGCGTCAGCTGTGTTATATCCAGCGATTGCCTGCGAACGAATATAAGGAGTATATGCGTTTGTTAGGTCATATGTTGATGTTCCATCGGCTGGTAATATACCATCTTGGAAATCCATAGCATCGCGGAAACTAACAGAAATCTTCCAACTTCCAGATTCCAACATTTCGGTTATTATTTGCTTTGTTTTGTGTTTGAAGTTTACATATGTATACGCCGCTTCTTTCTTTTGAAGAGCAGCTACTGGATAGTATCCAGCCACTGGATCTGTACCAAATACATTTGTGATATACTTGTTGGAATTTTCATCAAGCGAGAACTGATATGTTCCATATGATGAACTTGCGGTGTTTCCTTCGGTATCTGTGTAAATGGTATTCAGGTCCAATGAAAAATCAGCAGTAATTGATTCTGCGGACGATGTGTGTAACAAAGAACCGCTGAATCCGTATAAGTTTTGTCCTGTATCATATGCTGTGTTGGCAAGAACTGCAAGAAGAACGCTGTCGCTTCCAGTTGCATATGAAGAGCTTTCACAACCATCTTCAGTCAAACCAACGCCCGGTTGAAATCCATTTGGATTAAACGGACCATATGAACCAGTTAGAATTCCGGAAATTTCCAGAACAAAATCACAAGCTCCGTTTACTCTGGAAATTGTCAATTCAGACAGTCTTGTATTATTCCAAGGAGACGATCCACTGACAAGGAACGGAGTATTATTGATAGACGCAGTTGCGCGGAAATAATCCAAACATCCGTCAGAACCAGTCACCGCACCATAAAGATTTGTTGATGAACTTAAAAACGTTCTGAGTTGAAGTGTTCCGATAACATTTGATTCATTCATATAATATCCACTTTCAAATGTTGCATTTACGCTTCCTGTGATATTAAATTGACTATTAACAACAGAATTTGGATAAATTGTACCGGACAACAACGATCCAGAAACAATTGAATTCTCTTGAAAACGAGAATATTGTCCAGCAATTGCAGTGACAAACAATGCTTTTTTCTGTTCGTAGCCAGACAATCCACCGACGCGAACGACGGTGACTTGACCTTGCTGACGAATATATTGTTGTGCAGTAATTGGACCATACAATGTACCATCGGTATCGCCGAAGATATTAGCTAAGTCCGCCTCGCTGGTAACTACGGTTGGTGAAAACCCCGGTCCTTTTGGGAACGGGGCGACTACCACGCCGCCGATTGCTGCCACACCCTGTGCAAGAAACGATTGATCAATTTCTCTGGTGAATACACCAGGTGAAACGATACGTTCTGAAGGGCTATAATTTCCATTTTGTTCGATTGCCATATATTAATTTTTTACTCCTGTATAAAAGTTGCAAATATAAATATGACCGGAGAAATTGAAACAATAAAAAATCCTCCAAATTAATGGAGGATTATAGTATTATAGTATTTTTACAAATATCAACGTTTTGGAGTAAATATGCCTGTATTAACATCAAAAGTGCCTTCTCCATACTTGGCAACAATCTTGTCCAAAAATAATTTTTCTTGTGCCTCAATGGCAGTCAATCTTTCTAATGTTCGTTTTTCGTTCTTGTTTATTTCGCGCTTTTGCATTTCAACTTGACCAAGTGCAATGGTCAATTGATCATATACTTCACGAATATTATTCATTTCAGACAGTTCGTTTTGATCAAATACGACAGGTCCAAGATTTTGAGAAGGAATATTAAAATTTGGAATATTTTGATTGGCGGCGCTTTGAGGAAATTGCATTCCTGTGTTGGGCTGCGATGGCATTCCAAAATTTGATTGAGGTGCTTGAGCTGGTTGATTTAGTTCCATATAGTTTTATAACATTTATTGTTGAATTGTTTCATTCATATATATGGATTAAAAATTGTAAAATGTTGTTATAATAACTATCACACACTTAAATTGTGTTTATTTATATATTCGATCATGTATTTTTTCTTGGCGACTGGACCCGGACCAAATCCAGCAAAGTGGATAACAACGGAATTTTCATCATGAAATTTATATTCCGTAGAAATATTAACATTATTCCAAAAATCTGATGGAGGAGGTTTAGTAAAATTACTCTTAGAAGCTCCAGAAACTATCAATCTTTTTTGTTTCAATTCGGAAGTTAATTTATGATTGTAAAATCTTGCCGCACCAGAAGAGTCACTTGTTTCGTCAGTCTCACCCGTGCCAGACGATCCACTTGTTCCCGCTGTGCCGTCTGGGTCTCCGAAGAAATCGAAAAAATTAAAATTTCTACGTTCTCCCTTCCAATAAATTCCTACGACACATATTAATTTGTTGACACCGTCACTTGAAAGAAGCTTTACAAGATCGCGAAATACAAAATAATAATTCATAAACGATTGTTCGTAAAAATATGGACCTGGCCAAGCACTTGCAAGCCATCTAACGTTGTCAAAATGCATACGCATTTTTAACGAATTTATCATAAAAAACTGACCAGCATTAAACGGCATAATTTTGGAGCGATTGCTGTAAAAAAAATTCGCATCTTTATCCGAAATATGCATTATTCCAAAAGGAATAAGTGTAAGAGTTTGCATTCTTGTAAATTCGGAACGTGACACATAAAGAGTGTTTGATGCAAATTGCTGATTGAATATTTTGTTCAAGTCCATAACACATAAAGAATCAATGTCCAAAAACAAAATTTTTCTATACTGATTTATATTTTCGTAATCAAAAATATTTAATTTTTTCATCGACGCATCCGGACCATCCTCGACAGGTGGTAAAATCATATAATTTACATTGAAAAATGAAAGAACCGACAAAGAAGATATTTTTTCTTTTGTCTCGGAGTCCGTTATTAACAATAAATCAAAGTCAATCAATTGCGTGTTTGATACTATGCTATTCAAACACATGTTTAATATGTCGATATAGTCGTCGTTCAAAAATGCCGAAAAGTATAAAAGATTTTTTTTTCCATAAATTTCGTCGGTTATTGATTCTGCGAGTTCATATCTCTTGTTCAAATGCTCAACGATAAGATCTTTATCACATTCTATATTTTTGTATAAACAAGATTTATTTACTCTGACAGTATTTTTTAAATTTTCTAATAAACTCAAATTGTAGGTGCTTGTAGAACACCCTCGCAACTTTATGTTGTTTATTATAACCGTTTTTTGATTTGAATCTATCATATGCTCTATAATTCCGAGCTATAGCCAAAATTATCAAAGTCTTCTTTATAAAAGTTATATATTGTATTTTTTGTTTCTGGTGTGAAAAAATCTTGATATGGAGTAGCATCCGAACTTTTGTTTGACCATAAATAATTTTTATACTCAACCGATGTTTTACTTGTGAGCATTTCCCAACAAGGAGTCATATTTTCAAACTTGAAGATTTCAATATTCGACGCAATTGCACCAGATTCATTTTTTAAAAATATAGATTGCGTTTCTAAGTGCCCATCAAACATTTTAATTCTTTTGGTTACATCTGTGTTTAATTTTTCAATAAAAGATTCAAATGTACCGGGATCATGTTCCGGTTTTTTTGTTTTTAAAAACAAATTTTTTCTGTATTTATATTCCGACACAAATCTTGAATATGGATTTCTTACAACGGAGAATGTGTAAAAATTTTCCCAATTTATAGCCAACTCACTTTTCAATTCACAATATGTAAAATGTTGTGGAGTTTTGAGTTGCCCCGTTTTCAATCTTGATTTAAAATCATAATATTCTTGTGGAGTGCATGTACCCAACATTTTTTCAATTGTTGTACCCGCACATTTTGGAATATGAATGAATACTGTTTTATATGTGTAACTTATAGGCATTTGTATAAAGATTTATAAATGATTTTTTATTAAAACTGTTTGGAAGTTTGGCTGCGAAATGTATTGCAACTGTACGGTCTCCATGCATTTGAACCAGATTTTTTACTATTCCATCGACACTATTAGCGTTCGTCTTCAATTCTTTTTTTAAGAAATTGCTCAATGTAGCTCCACTCACTTGTAATTTGGACTCAACATTTTTATTGTTTTCATTGTATGTAACAGCAACCAACTGCTGCTCAATCATTGGCATATCCGGCATATTCGGTATATCATCTGGAAAAAGTTTGAATTTTACACTCAATAAACTTGTAAGTGACTTTAGTGCAAAATAATAATTCATGAACGATTGTTCGTAAAAATATTCACCCGTCCACACATTTTTCAACCATATTACATTATTAAAATGATTTTTCATTCTTGAAGAATTTAAAAACAAAAATTGACCCGCATTGAATGCTGTAATATTTGGGTTTTCATTCATAGTCATTGCGTCCAATTCACTCAAGTGCATAATCCCGTGTGTAACAGATGTCAAAAGATTGGAAGTACTTGTTGGGGTATAACAAATATAAAGTTTTTCCGGCACCAATTCTTTCTGAAAAATTATATTCAAGTCGCTTATACAGATAATGTCAGCATCAAAAAATAATATTTTTGAATAATCATATATTTTTTTGTAATCAAATATGTTCAATTTTTTCAATGAAGCGAGTGGACCGGTGTCAACCTTTTCCGATAGCAGCATATAATCCACATTAAACTTGGATATAATGTCAAATGCTTCTATCTTCACCTTTGTTGCAGCGTCTGTTATAAACAATATATCAAAATTTACAGTTGGTGTGTTTGAAATAATGCTTTTTAGGCACATATATAACAGATCAACATATTCATCACTTAAAAATATTGAAAAATACAAAAGATTTTTTCCTCCACTATAAACAATATCTTCTTCGTTTTTTACACTCAAGTATTTTTGATGCACATGATGAAGTATCAAATCTTTTTCTCCGTTGGAGTCATTATAAAATTTCATTCGGTTCTTAGTCATCAACGACCGTAATTTTGAAAGCTGATACTTATTATTTTCCGACGCCGGTGACGCCTCTGCTATTATTTTTTGAATATTTTCGTCGATCATATATTATGCGAGTTCTGGAATAATGCTCCAAAGTTTTTTCCAATCTATCATTTTATCTCTGTTTGCTTCAAATTGCATATGCATGGCTAAACTTGGCATTGGGGTAAATAGTTGAACTTTTTCATTTGACCACACGTGATTTATTGTAGTAGCTTCACATACATCAGCATCTTTGGTATAGTTGTTTGCAAACTTTTCAAAATGCTGCCATCCACGATTTATAACACCGGGCGTGGTAAAAAAAGTGCAAGTTGTATAATAATTCGTTCTCCAATGACGACTATTGTGTTGAACTATATTAGATGGTTGCATATATTTCAATAAATAGTTGTCTGGGTCATCAAATGGGTGAACTGCAACATCTTTTGTACCGTTAAATTGAGAAAATGCATACTTATAAAAATGCTCCATTTCAGCTATTGCGTTTGGAAAATGTAGATAATCGTCTTCAACACAATATACCATTGTTTTTTCACTGTCTCTGGCAAGTTCAAAATATTGAAGCGTAGCTTCGTTATAATCTCGCTTTTCACGCACAATCAATTCAGATGGATGCTTATATGATTGAAGTATTTTTTGGATTGCATTTATGCAATCTTCACTGCTGGCGTCATCAATTATTGTTATTTTCGTGCCATTATCACGACCAGAAACTGAACATAAGATGCTGGAAAGGCATTTTAATATAAGTGTCTTTTTATCTGTTCTACAAAATCTTTCATTGTTGCTGCCATGAACAGATTCTCCATCGCACGTTTTTATAATAATTTCTAAGCTCATAGATATATATCTGATCATATATATCAAATGTTGTCAATTCTAAATTATTATTGACATTCGTAGCCAATAATACCACCATATGATCATGTTTCAAGAAAATGATAAAGGATTGGATCAAGCACTGGAATATTCTATACACGGAAAGTCCGACGGAAAAAGCATTTTGATGTCGCTAAACCAAGATGATCCAAGGGTGAGATTTAACCTTGGTTGGTATAATATGCAAGATGGTAGATTATATGAAGGACAAAAAAATCTTGAATATGGAAGATTATTGAATGTTTTTGGTGGGGCAAAAAATATAAATGCTCCAATATATGACGGAAGTTCATTGGTTGGAAAAACACTTTTATTTCATGGAGAAGGTGGATATGGAGATGAAATAATCAATATAAGATTTGCAAAAAATTTTCATGAACTTGGTGCAAAAGTGATAGTTGGATGCAGCAAAGAGCTTTTTCCATTATTTGAAAATCTACCATATATTCATGCCATGGTTGATAGAGATGTTTGCAATAAAGTATATCATCATTGTTGGGTGCCATCTATGTCTTCAACAATGCATCTAAAGATGGAATATTCAAATTTAAGCAGCGAGCCGTATTTGAATATATTCAACAAACGATGGGTTCCAAAAAATAAATCAAAATTTAAAGTTGGATTAAGATGGAGCGGAAATCCAAAATTTGAACATGAGCAGCACAGAAAATTTCCAACTCAAAAAATGCTGGATATTGCAAAAATAGAAGGAGCAACATACTATAGTTTGCAGCGAGACAATGATTTGATGGAAAACATTCCGTGTATAGATATGATATATGAAATGAAAAACTGGAAAGATACAGCAGAAATAATATCCAGCATGGATCTGATCATAACATCATGCACAAGCATTGCACATTTGTCGGCTGCAATGGGAAAAGATACTTGGGTAATACCGCCAATACTTCCGTATTATATATGGGCACTACCGCAAAATACATCACCTTGGTACAAAAATGTCAAATTGTATAGACAAACAGAATATGGAAACTGGGATGATCCGTTTGAAAAAATAAAGACAGATCTAAAATCTATACTGGCTAATATTAGTTAGTCAGATTCAGCAATGGATCTGTTGGTTTTTCTAAAAGATTTTCTTTATTTTTTAAAGCCAATAAAAGAGTATTGTCTTCTAGTAATATTGTGCCTTCTGGGACCAATCCAACTGATTTTAACATTTCTAATGTTTGAGGATTGCTCATTGCGTTCAATAGCTTTGCTGGACTTGGTCGGCCATTTGCAATAATTTCAGATTGCAACTCGCGACCAACAGTTACAGTAAATTCGAGGTTGGCATTGGCTTCAAACATTTGATCATCTGTATAGCCGGGTATGCGAGTCTTTTCACAAACAACATATAGTTCTGCTATTAGATTTTCTAGTATTTTGATTTCATTACGATTTAGTTCAAATGCATGTTTTTGATCATCTAGATGTGATTCTAATTCTAGTATCTCGGCCTCTAGATTCAATAATATATGTGGTAGCGCAGGTACTGTCAGCAGATGCTTATATTCAGCAAGTTTTGCTTTGTATTTTAGTTCAGCACATTTTTCCAATACTGCTGCTCGTTTGCGTCCTACCAAAAACCCTTGCAGGGTCTTGAGTTTCTCCCATGGAGTACTACCAATGACTTGGTATTTATAATTGAATTCAGAATTTAAGTTTGATGCCATAATATTTTATAACCTATTGTTTTTGTTTTTTAAGATCGTCCATAACTTGCAGCGGCTAAACTATATCTTGCTGTACCAACACCGGTTGTGTCAGTTGCTACAACTCCCACATTGTTTACAAGATTTGTCATTGAAAGATATGTACTAACAACTCCATATCCAAATATAGCTCTGTCCTCTCCGTAACCTGCCGCTGCTAGGGAATTTCTTGCCGTGCCAACGCCTGTTGTATCAGTTGCTACAACACCAGTATTACTTACAAGATTTGTCATTGAAACATTACCCGCGCTACTAACGCCATATCCAAATATAGCTTTGTTGCTTCCATAACCAGCCGCCGCTGGCAGATATCTAGCCGTTCCAACACCAGTTGTATTGGTTGATACAACACCCGTGTTGCTTACAAGGTTGGTGATTGAAGTTACGGCTCCAGTATATCCATAACCAAAGATTGCTTTGTCACTTCCATAACCAGCCGCCGCAATACCATATCTAGCAGTTCCAACACCAGTTATTTCTCCCGCCACATCTCCGGTGTTATTTATTAGCTGGGTGCTTGAAATGGGCGAGCTGTTAAATTCTCCATATCCAAATATAGCTTTATCAAAACCGTAAGTTGCTGCCGCATGCCTCGCTCTACCAGTGTACATATAAAGCCATGTTTCTTGAACAATAGTTCCAGTGTTATCTATTAGGGTGCTATAGCCTTGATATGTGGGCTGATTATACCCCATCACAAATATAGCTTTGTCGAAACCATAACCCGCCGCTGCTAGCATATATCTATACTGTCCACCGACACCAGACGTGTCGGTTGCTACAACACCCACGTTGCTTACTTTATTAGTATGTATCAACCCGCTCGCCGCTTGTCCATATCCAAATATAGCTTTATTACTATACACGTAAACATTACCGCCCAGTTTATTACGTGAGTTGTTTCTTTCTGACAAAGACATTCCAGTATGTATATACATATATTTATGGCAATATATAAGATATATTTTGAGCTTCTATTATATCTCTTGATGCAAATGGAATATTCGCTTCAAACCATTCCAAATGAAGATTTGATGGATTTTTTTCATCTCTAGCAAAAAAAGGAGGCAGATCCAAATGTTTCATAACTGGAGTGTTGTTTATATCAATAATTGGACAAGTGACTGTAGCAACCAAAAATTGAACAGGATTTGAATTTACAAGTGTATATATTTTAAATACATCTTCAGATACGTCTATTCTGAGCCAATGATGCTGTGCTCCTGTAGCCAATTCATCGCTGTTATGTTTTTGATATATTTCATTCCGAATCTCTCCAATCACAGTTCCTTGAGATATTTTATATTCTTCCAGTATAGTCATAAATATTTTTATTAAAAATACTTCATAAGGAATGAATTATTGCCATAATAATTTACGTCATATGAAGTAATCAACTGCCGCGCTCCGCCACCAGTATACAGCGAAGTTTGGGTTGAAGTATACCCAGCATAAGCACTCAAATTACCATCGGTTGTTATAAATGGCATCAGGGGGGTGTTATTTATTACTGGATAACCATTTGTACCTCCAGTAAACCAACGTCTATGATTTGTGGCAGACCCAATTTGTGTAATCAAACTGATTATGCCCATCCCAACGCCAAGTGGACTATATCCCCATCCATACGCAGTTCCGTTTGAACGTATGGCATAAGCCCCACCGCTCACCGCAGTTGATTTCACATCCGTCCAATCAGAATATGCTGCTCCTATTTGAACGGGAGATGACCTGTTTGTATTTGTACCGTCTCCAATCGTATATTGATTTCCACCAAACCCATACATAGTACCATTTGTTTTTATAGCATGTGTCGTATAAAATCCAGCAGAAACATGTTTCCAACTTCCTCCACCAGATACTTGGACCGGTGAAGATCTGACGAAAACTGTGCCGTCGCCCATTGATCCATTAATATTGACACCCCAGCCCCATAATGTGTCGTCAGATTTTATGCCCATGCAGTAACTATATCCAAATGAAATATATTTCCAAGTTCCTCCTCCAGATATTTGAACCGGAGAATTTCTATTCGTTCCTGTATTATCCCCCAATTGACCATTATAATTAGCCCCCCATGTCCATAATGTATCATCGGATCTTATTGCTGCAAATGCTCCATAATACGCGCTACCAACTACCATTTTCCAACTGTATGATCCTATCTGAACTGGACTCTTTCGCGTGGTGTTAGTACCATCGCCCAGTGACCCGTAACCATTATACCCCCATGTCCATAATGTATCATCAGCTTCTTTTATACCTGCATATGCATTGTCTCCGAAAATTGCACCGGCATCTATTATATTTTGTTCGGTAGTTGAGGCGCAGCTCGTGCATGTAACATATTCTGTCCAAGCGTTGTACACCGCCGAACCATCATAGCCAGTCACTGCAAAAGATTTAAATCCTTTTTTTAATGATGTTGATGGTGATACATCATAATATCCAGCATATCTACTGTTGTTGAAAGAACTTGATGGCGTGAGATTAGGAAATGATACATAAGCATAATTACAAGTATTGCAATTATAATATGGGGCTCCATCATCTCCACAGCATTGACAGTTGGCGTCGGTGCGCGACGTACAATTTGGGCCATATGCTGGACTTTTATTATCAATATATGCACCCCATCCGGCTCTACCAATTGTATCAATAACACCGGCGTATTCATAACGCCCCACTGTGCGTTTGGATAATGTTCGCTTACTTAATATATTTGTAACTGCCATAATAATTCATAACCTTAATTTTTATGTAATTTCAGAACCAAATGCAGTAAATCCAATGTTGCCATCAGAACCATATACTCTTATATATTTTGAAGCTTCCATTGTTATACCAAGAGTCATAACAATACTATCATTGGCTGGAACTGCTGCATCATATGCAAGAAATTCTGTTGGGCTGGCAGGTGTACCTGCACTTGCCATTATGCCAATTCTGAATTGTTTTGCTGCGCCCGAAACATTGCATACTACAATGCTGGATACTACTGCACTTTTACCAACTGGTGTAGTGTATAGTGTTGCATAAGCAGCATTTGCTGCTGTTTGACCTAATATTTTATATGCTGTTGCCATATGTTATTTTGTATATATATATATATCGTTGTTGCTGCAAAAAAGATAATGAATTTTGTTATTTTATGCTCCCATGACCATAAATATTGGAGAAAAATCTGGATCGCCAGACACACCACCGGGTGAACTTAGTGCATAACTTGCTGTGCCTTGCAATGAGCCCGTTATACCAGCCGTGACAACCAATGAACCTGTTACTATTGTATTTCCATTAACATCCAATTTAGCATTTGGTGTTGTTGTTCCAATACCAACATTACCACCATTAAAGTAAGATGAAGCGTTAGCTCTTATTTGAAAACCTACATTGCCGCTACCCCCCGAAGGAGTGTACCCCCAAATCGTAGCTCCGTTAGTGTCGTCTCTGTAAAAAACCAAAACTCTGTTAATGTCGTTAGCTGTATTTATTTTACTAACGATAATTCCATTAGCGTTAGATATCCCAATTGCAACGTCTCCAACCCAGGTATTTGTTAAAGTTCCTACAGTGAGTAGGCTTCCAGACGTTCCGCCTATCTGTAACTTACTTATTGGGCTCGTTGTTCCGATACCAACGTTGCCATTATTTGAAACTTGAAATAATCCTGCACCAGCTTTATCAACTCTAAATGGAACTCCCGTGCTGGAAGCGCCAATGTTTACATAAAGTCCATTGGCGTTTGTTACTCCGTTATTCGCAACTTGAACAGCCCAAGTAGAATTATCCGAAGAAACAATATCTAATTTTGAACTCGGACTCGTTGTCCCGATACCAACATTAGTATTATTATCATATAATACACCGGTTGATAATGTTGTTGCGCCAGTAAATCTTGCAACATAATTTGCTGTGCCGCCGGATATTGTTCCTGCTCCGCTTGTGCCAGCACTACCAGCACTGCCACTTGTACCAGCTGCGCCTGCGGCACCACTTGTGCCACTGCTACCTGATGTGCCACTTGTACCAGCTGCGCCTGCGGCACCACTTGTGCCACTTGATCCAGTTCTACCAGCACTACCAGCACTACCAGCACTGCCACTTGTACCAGCTGCGCCTGCGGCACCACTTGTGCCACTGCTGCCACTTGTACCAGCTGCGCCTGCGGCACCACTTGTGCCACTTGATCCAGTTCTACCAGCACTACCAGCACTACCAGCACTACCACTTGTACCAGCTGCGCCTGCGGCACCACTTGTGCCACTGCTACCTGATGTGCCACTTGTACCAGCTGCGCCTGCGGCACCACTTGTGCCACTTGATCCAGTTCTACCAGCACTACCGGCACTACCGGCACTACCGGCACT